TTGTAATTATTGTAAACAAAAAAAGCCTCACGAAGAGGCTTTTTAATAAGTTCAGAATGGGGTTGTTTTCTGTTTTTCCTAAATAGAATTTTAAATTGCTGAATCCATTCTTTTTTGTAGCGAGTGTTGGAATCGAACCAACCATCTTTGGGTTATGAGCCCAATGAGTTACCATTTCTCCGACTCGCAATATGTAGGGGATGAAGATTCGATACTTAATCAAAGGGCCCAATCGCCCTCAGCGTTACTTACGCTCAATCCCCTATGTTATCCCAAGATGGCTGTTCGTTTTTATTTTATAGGACTCCCGTTTACCTAGCAGCTATTTTTACATGACCTCCGTCATGAAGTTATTTTTTTACATGGTCTTACACCATGGTGGTTTTGGTTCCAAACCATCCTTTCGGTCATAGGTTTGGTAAAAGGCCCACATACTTTTTACATATTAGTAATTGTTTAAAGTTCGTTTGCAGAACCCACCTTTTTGGATAATTTTTGTTTTTTAAAGAACGTTGTTTAAATATATATGCAAAAGTACTAAAAAAATCATTATTTGTCAAGTAAATTTAAAAAAAATATTTTTTTTTTATTTTGTTGGTTTGTGTTGATGTGGCACTTCATTGATAATGACGTATATTATGTGATTATTATCAATAGTATGCACTACGTTTAAAACTTCATAATACAACCCATTAAAAAAAACATATTCGTCTTTTCTAGGTAAAGAATGAACTTTAATATTATTTTTCAAGACATTCCATTTACTATCTAAGAATGAAACAGTATACTTTGATTTAAACATAATTAAATATAAAATCTTATTTATGATAAGTCAAGTATTTATATATAACAATAACACACTATAAAAATTAAAAGAACATGAACACAGTAAGCAACGGATGTGGATGTGGCAAACCAAAGCCTACAAGCACAACCACAACTAACCCCCCAACACCTAGCAAATAAATGTTGAGGCTACCAAAAAATTACCCCCAATAAAGCGATTTACTGGGGGTTTTTATTTTATATCCCGTGGCGTATTTATTGGACATAAATCTGGTATGAGTGGAGATAATGGGAATCGAACCCATGTGTTGAATATTCTTCAAAGACTTTCTACATGTTTATCTTCTTTTTCTAATGAAGCCAAATATCATGATTATTCGTGAAGGAAATCATGATACCCTAATGGACTACCATCATGTCGTGGAACATACCACGATGAAGTGAATTATCACTATCAGCTATATTAGGCTACAGCAAGCTCTCCAGCGAAACTGCATGCAGCTTCGTTAAGGAAATTTTCGGATACAACAAAATCGTTGCCGTTTAAAAAGTTTAATAGCTAGTTTAAAGTGCTTCCATTTAGCACTACATGCTTACCAATTACGACTATACTCAGTCAATACCTTTATATCCCCATAAATTAAAGAACTTGTAATATAAATATGTGGCCTAATAAAAAAGACCACATATTTTTATTGTTAATGCAAAGGTACTAAATTATATTTAAAAATACAAACACTTTACCAATTATTTTTTATTTTTATTTAAAATAATGTTATCTACAATACCATAAGCTAATGCTTCATCAGAATTTAACCATTTATCACGACTAGCATCTTCCATTACCTGTTTTGGGTCTTTGTTTGTACATTTCCCAAGAAGGTCAAAAAGAATTTCATTATATTTTTCAGCTTCAGCTAAGCTAATACGAATATCTTGAATGTTACCTTCCGCACCACTAGAAACTTGGTGTAGCATAACTCTACTAAAACGCAAACTGTAACGTTTACCTTTGGTACCAGAACCTAATAAAATACTACCCATGCTAGCAGCCATACCTGTGTTTATAGTTACGATATCTGAAGATACATAATCTATCACATCAACAATACTGAGCCCAGATTTTACAGAACCACCAGGTGAATCTATGTGCAATACAATATCTTTGGTCTCAATATTATCTAAGAACATAAGCTGTGCTTGAACAACGGTACTCATTCTATCGTTAACAGGTCCCGCCAACCATATAATACGGTCCATCATCATTCTAGAAAAAATATCAATTTGTGTAGCACGCATTTCTCTTTCCTCTAAAATATATGGTGTCAAAGAAGCGTTAGTACCATAAAGTTTTTCTTGAAGTTGTTCCCAATAATGTATTTGTAAACTACTAACACCCATATGCTTTACAGCATATTCTCTAAATTCATTCATTATATTCATAAGGCTTCTCCATTTTTATAAGTTACATTCTCACCATTAACAAGTTCAAATTCGTATTTAGATAAAGTTTCAAGTTTATCATCAGCTTCAGTTAACATACTTAGAGCTTCATCAGCATTTTTATAAAAATCTCCTGTAGAATGGTCACCAATGCCAACAGAATGATGTGATAATAAGTGTAGTGTTAATAATGCTTTTCTTCTTTGGGCCTCAAGTTGGGTCCTCAACATGTCGATTAATAATTTTTTCATTTTATATATTTTCATAATTTGTTATAAAAACTGGTGTAAATTCACCAAACCAAGCACCTACAATATTAAACTCGTAATATTCAACAGCTTCTTCATATGTCATACCATCTCTGTTGATTAACGTGTCTAATATTTTTTCAACGCTATAAGCAACGACAGGGCCAAGGTTTATTCTCTCGGCCATGCCTATTATTGCTTCATCAAACCCATCACAAATCAAAGCTTCTGGGTTTATTTCTTCTATTTGTTCTATGTTCATTTAGTTTGCAATAGCTTCAGTTTCGTCTTCAGCTTGTTTTTCAGATTGAAAAAGAGTTTTAATTGATTCTCTAACGACTTCAATAGTCGTAAAAGTATGTTTACGTAAAATACCACTATGAGCCATAAAATCAGGTTGTGTTATAACCAATTTGTCTTTTTCTGTGTCGAAAGAAATATAAGCTATAGCTTCTTCAACAACAATTCTTTTTTGTTCATCATGTAACTTTTCAAATATATTTTCATTCAAAACAATGATAACATCATCTCCAGTTCTATATTTAAGAAGTTCGTTTGATTTATTAACTTTAAAAATATCTTTTGATTTGTTGTTTGTAAGAACAGTAATGTTAATGTAGTTGTTTAACCCAGTAGCTTCAATAACTTCGTTAAACAGTGTTTGAGTGTCTTCAAATGGTTCTTCGTATTTAGCCATAATTTTAGTTTTGTTTTTATTGTTATTATCGCAAAACTACTAATTAATTACTGAACCTGCAAGTAATGTTTAAAATTTTGTTTTTAATTTTTCTAGAACATCTCTTGTTTCATCATCAATTTTTTTTGGAATGTTTACACCCAGCGTTATTATCATATCACCCCGATTACTACCTTTAAATTCAGCCATTCCTTTACCAATAACCTTTAAATTAGTATCCACTTGACTAAATTCTGGTATATTGACCCTGATTCTGCTACCATCAATAGTTTCAACTTCAACTTTATCACCCAAAACTAATTGTGGGTAACTAAGATTTAACTTTATTTTTAAGTTGTTACCATCTCTAATGAATTTATGGTGTGGTAATTCATTTATAATGATGTATAAATCACCATGCCTACCACTTTTAATCGCATGTCCTTTTCCACCCATTATAAAGGTAGCACCATCTAAAACACCATAAGGAACATTTATTTCTACTGTTTCATCAACTAAGTTAACACCATCACCATTACAAACATCGCATTTATTTTTATATGTTTGGCCAGAGCCGTTACAATCTGGACATTCAATTGCTTGTCTAATATAACCAATGGGTGTATTAAAGGTTTGAACCAAAATCCCACTACCGTTACAAGTTGAACAGGTAATAATATCGGTACCGCCATGACCATCGCATGACGAACAAATATCATTTCTTTTAAATTTATATGTTTTTTTAACACCAGAAAATATTTCTTCCAACGTAAGTTTTACGTTTAGTTTAATACTCTCCCCTACTCTAATAGGTCTTTGTCGGCCTGTATTATTAAAACCAAAACCAGAAAAACGTTCGGCATTATCATACCTATTTTTCTTTTCAGGGTCTGATAATGTTTCATAAGCTTCTGATACTTGTTTAAAATTTTCTTCAGCTTCTGAGTTATTTGGGTTTTTATCTGGATGATAAAGTTTGGCAAGATTTCTATACGCTTTTTTAATATCATCAGAAGAAGATTCTTTTGAGACCCCTAATATTTCATAATAATTTTTTTTTGACATGTCAGTCTTTATTTTTCCACAAAAGTACTTAAATTTATTGTAAAAACCAAATAATATTGTGAATTATAGAGTTGTTTTAACAGCAAATGGTGTTTATAAAAAAACTTTACATAGGTGTAAAACTAGGGAAACTGCATTTATTAATTTTCATAGAATAAAAGATGAAAACAAAGTTATGTTTCCACAAAAATTTATTAACACAAAAGGCATAAAACCTGTTAAATACGAAATATGTGTAACCAAACCAACAGAAGAATCTGATGTTTTTAGGATTCTTAGGGATGATTTTGGTAGAACATATACAGAATCGCCTTTAGGTGATTGGACAATATTGCATTCTGATAGTTATGAAATTGAGGAATCATTTTGGATGTACAGGTTTAACCCTAAATTAGAAAGACCTACGATAAAAGAAGTCGTTAAAAGATTAGTTACTGGTGCTCATTCTAAAAAAATGGTAAAGCAAATTATTGTAGTGTATAATAAATTAATTATTTACAATGAAGACCAATTTGATATGGTTTTATGCAAAAATATGGAAGACGCTCAAAGGTTACACCATACACTAGCAAGAATAGCAAAAAAACAAAAAATTAAAAGTCTTATGTTTATGGGTACAGCCAGCAAAGCAAATATTGGTAGAATGTATGACCTAATCCATGATAATACCAAATGGCCTTATACCAAAATTAGAAGAAGAAGCACAAGACCTTAAAACTCAAGAATTACACTACCAAGTTTAATAACCAAAGTAATAACAACTGGGTCATCTATTTGATAAGATAACTGACCAAAATTAATAGATTTTATTTCACAGTCAGATAAATCCCATCTTTCAACAACCTCACCCACTGGGTCCAACATCTCTAATTTCATGTTGAATTTATTTTTAATAATTCGTTCTTTGTGATAGAAGTTCTTATGAACTAAATCCATAAAAGACTGTGATGTTGAAGGACCAATTGGGTCCCTCATTTTTATTATCATATCATCCCAAACTAATTTTTTAAACAAATTAACCCCTAAAATGTCCTTTGTTATTAATCTAGCTGATGGTCTATCCAGTTCAAAAACAACCCATTGCGGAATATTAAAATAATCTGGAAAAGTAATTAAAAATCTATTCATTTTTTTTAGTTCATATCGTCCAATCTCTGGAATTAGTCTCTTGAATTCCCAATTATTTTCAAAACATTCTAACGTTATAGTTTTTAACGCCCACTCTTTTATTAATTCTTTATTTGTGTTTTCATCGTTAGAAAAAATTATGTTTAAATGTTCCAATATATCAGAACCATAAACTTTTTTATCTAAAGAAACATCAAAAAAAGAATCATTCTCAATTTTATAATTTCTACCTAAAAACTTTAAAATATCAAATTTATTCATTAATTATTTAAAAAGACTTTCTAATCTACCAACTAGAACAGCTATTCTAGCTTCTCTTATTTTTATCTCTTTTTCAATATGTGGCGGGATACTAGTAGCATATTCTGATTTATACTTGGATATCTCTCTTAACAATTTATCACTTTCTCTGGTGCAATTGTCATATATAATTGCTTTTTCTTGGTTGGTCATATTAATCACATTTACAGTTTCCGTTTGGGTTATTACCACAATCACATGGTTTTTGTTCATCTATACTAGTTTCGTCAATATCGATTTCCATATCAACACCGATTGAGAAATTTTGTTTAATATCTTCAATTAATTTGTTTATTTTTTCCATATCAGTCTCTTTTACCATAATTGGGTTGATGCATTCTACACGTTCTTCACCAATTGTTGGTAAAAAGAAAGCTAAAGCATTTGCTTTTTTAAATGCTAACATTTTATCAATAGATTCAGCAAATGGTTTTATAATTTGTGGGTTTTTCATAAGTTCGGCATCTAAATAAAACACCAAAACCAAAGGATAATTATTTTCCATATTTAATTTTTTTTGATTTCTTCCAATGACATTTCTTGTATAATGTCTTCAATGGATATTTTGTTATTTTGTTCTGTTATAAAATGGGTAAGCAATAGTTCATTTACCCTCTCTTTTTTAGCATCGGAACCAATTTCAGTATAAGCATTTAATTTTATATCATCTAACATTAGATAAATTAAATATTCTGAAATTTGTTTTTCTTTAAAAACAGTGCTATTAAGTCTGTCAATTTCTTTTACTATTATTTTTTTCATTTACAAATTTAACCATTTTAAAATTAAGTGTAAATAGTTAAAAATAAAAAAACCCCATAATGGGGTTTTATGTGTTCAATCAAAGTGTTGGGGTTTTTACTTCTAACCCTGTTTTGAAGTTTACCGCTTTAAAAAATAGAGGAAGCGGTTCCTACATTGATAGTTGAACATTTATAATTGTGGTTTTCTTTTTGCAGAATACACTTTTATTATGAACACATATGAAAAAAGGGGTTGAACCACATAGTGAATCAAACCCCTTTAATATTAAACTGTTATAACAGAGTAACGTTCTGAGTTAATAACTTCCAACATCATAGACATTGGAGTTAAGTCTTTACCACCTAACAGGTTAGTAAGCAAAGATGGGCTAAAACCAGATACCAATGCAACACCATTTTTATCAAAGTGAACTGGGAAGTTATCGCTTTTGGCTTGAATGTTCCAGTAAACAATTTTAGGCATGTTATACCCAGCTTCAGCATACATCTTTTCAAACATTTGCTGAGCAGAAAGCCCAAAGTTTCCACGTGTTCCAGAATTGAACTCCATGTCTGACATAATCAGAATCATTGTTGGCATTTCTTCCGCAGGTACGTTAGAAGATTTAGCTTTTTGAAGTATCAAATTGAACACAGCCTCAACGTTGGTTGACATATCCCATTCAGCCCTTGACAACTGACTGAATCTTTCTTGCAAATTACCGTTAAGGATTTGCAGTTTAGGGTTGTTTGAGAAAGTAACAAACGCATCCTTGAAAGGGCCAACATTACGTTCAGAAATATATAAACCCAATGAGATTGCAACATCCATACATGTAACGTTAGGATTATTCCCAGCTGGACATGACATAGAACCAGATACGTCAACTACTGGCAAGAATCTTTCTTTATTACCCTCAAGGTAATTTGGAAGAGCATTCCACTGTGTGTTAGCTCCAGATTTGTCACCAAATCTTAAGTTTTTAACAATGTCGTATGGATATACGGCACCAGCGTTAATTTTAGCTTCACCTTTGTTCACGCTCTCCAAGTAAGCAGCAAACCTTTCTTTATCGTGTTTTGTGAACGCTTTCATCAAGTCACTCATAGCCTTAGAAGGCAGTTTAGAATATTGAATAGCTGACCACTCATTAGCACACATCAATTGCTCAACGGTGTTAGAGTTTTCAACAAGCAACTTACGGTACTCTTTTGGAGACAAACCCATGTGTTGTCTAACAGCAGCAGCCCATATTTTCTTTTGACGATTTGACACATTTGGACGTGGCATCCATTTAGCCACCAAAGAACCAGTCATTATTTTTTCATTCAATAATGATTTCAATTTTAATTTATTTGTCATAATTATATTAATTTATATGTTTTTTTATTATTTGGTATGGTAATAACCGAACCGTCTTCTTTTTCAACTATTATTATATCTGGATTATCGTCTTTTTGATTACCAGAATACCCATATTGGTGATAATATCCAGTTTCATGCTTGAATATACCAAAATAGGCAATTAATCTATAAAACCAATTTATTGGTTTTATTCGGTATTTAATTTTTTTATTTCTCATTTATTTTATCTTTTTAATTAAACAAACATATTTATTAATAAATAACGCATCCACTTAGCACATACTGATATGGAAACAATACCTTACACTTACAAACTAATTTTCAAACCAACTAACCAATATTACTATGGTGTTAGATGGGCTAAAGGTTGTCACCCTACTGATTTGTTTGTATCATACTTTACATCATCTAAACACATAAATAAACTGATTAAAGAATATGGTGTTGATTCATTTATTATTAAGGTAACTAAAACATTTAACAATAAAACTGATGCCGTTAACCATGAAAAAGCAGTTTTAACAAGGGTTAACGCAGCTGTAAATGGTAAGTTTATCAATAAGGCTAACAACATGCCAAACTACTCTAGAAAAGGTCTAATAACTATCCATAATGACTTAGGAATGGAAACTTATCATGATGAAAAATTACCTATACCAAGTGGATGGGTTAGAGGTTTTACCGATAAACACCGACAGAACTTCTCTAAAGTTAGAAAAGGACTACCATCTAAAAATAAAGGTAAAAAAATTAAACCTTCTGGTCCATGTAGTGAAATAAGAAAAGAACGAATTATTGAAGCTAGAAAATTAACACCAAAAATAACATGTGAACATTGTGATAAACAATGTGATGGTGGAAACTTTAAAAGATTTCATGGGGATAATTGTAAATTAAACCCTAATATTAACCCATATATTTTAAAAGAACGTTCAGAAGTTACTAGAAAATCTTATTTAACACAACTAAATTCTAATAACTTTAATAATTTTAAATCGAAAACTCAGTAATTAATTTAGCACATTCATCTTCAGTTAGCGAATCAAGGTTTTTTAAAACTTGTTCAGCTTTTGTTTTATCAGCCAAACCTTTAGCGATAAGGTCAAGAGCCTCTTTTTCTAGAGGTGTTCCAACCAAAACCAAAAGGTCATCCCATCTACCGAATTCTGAAATCAAGTGAAGGTTTTTTGATAAACTATCCTTACGGTTTTTAGCAAGATATTCAACAATATCTCTAAATATTTGTCTTTCTCCAGCACCACCACGAACGTCACGAGCCCAAAACAAAAGTTTCATAGCTGTCAACGGATTCTCACCAAAAGCTTTTGTAAAAGCATTAATAAGCCGAACCTTATCTTGTCCTCTCAACGCACCTATTTGGAAAAATAGGTTAACGCAATGATTAAGACTTGATGAATTTGTAGGCATACCGTTTAAAGTAAGAACATCGTTTGTTTGCATAGCAGCTAAAAGTTTACTCATAATAATTTATTTAAAAGTTTTTCTGATTAATTTTTGCAAAGGTACTAAAAATTACTTTTCGTGTCAAGTATTTTTAAAAAAAAATTTAAAGTTTGATGAAAGAAGCTCTAACCATCATCGTACTAGTGTTTGTATTATAAAACTCACAGTTATATATTACACCATCCGAAACAAACGTTGGTGAAACCTCCCCTTTGTAATTTCCACTTCCAAAAGGATAGTGAAAATTTAGTGTAAGTGATTTACTACTAGTCGCAACACCAGATGACAACTGATATGTTCTAACCGAACCACTATTAATCGTGTAATATATGTTGTTTACAAACCTGATAGTGTCAATAGGTAATGGTTGTGTTGTCAAACCTATTTGTAAATTTGTCAAAACCCATGTTGTACCAACCAACTCATTTGTTTGTGACCCACTACCCCAATTAGGAATCGTTCCAGCATCTTCATATGTTGATTGCCAACTGGTTGTGTCTTGAGGTGGTGGTTGTGATGGTTTATAACTACCAGGTGTCATATCTTCTTTTGAACAAGACACCAAGATAACGCTTAGTAAAAATATAAATCCTAAATTTTTCATAACAATTGCAAAGGTATAACTTTTTTTTGATATTACAAAATTTTTATTATTTTCTTTTTGTAAATTTTATTAAAATACCTGCTATCATAACTTCAAACTCATCTGTTGGTGTAAAGTTGGTTGAATATGGATTTGTTCTTTTGTATATGTCTTCATTTAGAATCAAATGCTGTTTTTCATCTAATTCATAATTAAGAGTTAAACCAATTTTTTGTATCTTTTCGGTCTCAACTATTAATGATATAGTTTCTATTAATTGTTCGTATGTCATATTAAAACTTTGTAAAAATGTTTTTAAACCATGAAGATAATTTTTGTCCCCATGATTTTTTTATTAATTTAACCCCATTTGGGTTTTCTTTTATCTTTACACCTAACCCACTTTTGATTTCGTTTGCAAACTGAGCTTTTTTTAAAGCCGTAACATATTTGTCATTTATTTTTTGTTTTTCAACAAGTTCAACTTCTCTAGATAATGCGTCTTTCATATGTTTATTATTTTTTCTTTCATTCCTCTATATAATGGTGATGGTAAGTTTTTTTTATCAAACCACCCCCATTCTAAATTTTCATGGTCTAATTTAGGTGTAAATTCTTTGGAAGTCAAGCCTTCGTAATAGTGAAAAGTTAGATTTTTATCTGCAATTTCTTCAACACCAATTTTTTTGTAATTGATTGAGTTTGGGTTTATTGATAGTTCTTCTATGATTTCTCTTTTTAAACATTCTATGGGTTTCTCACCTATTTCCAAACCACCAGAAACCAAAGACCAAGTTGGTATTTTATCATTTCTTAACATAAGAAATATTTTGTCTGTTGTTTCACATTTTATTAAAACTCCAACAGCGTTATTTTTCATTACGGTTTCTCTAAGTATTTTTTTTATAAATCTTTTCATAACTATAAATATTGACTATTTCGTCTATAAATCGTATTATTGTAATTAAAAGACATGGAAACAATTATTTTTATTTTAATTTGTTATGGAGCTTGTAACAATATGATTTACGGTTCTATATTTGAAGGATGGAGAAATACTCTATCAAAACTAGGTACAAGTGGCTATAGTTTGCATAAACTATTCACATGCTTTATGTGTTTAGGTACTTGGATGGGTTTTGCAATTAGTGCCATAATGCTTCAGTTTGGTTATGGGCACTTAACACCAGTAGGTTCAATAGGTGTTGAAGACCCTTATTTGATTGTATTCTTAAATGGGTTGCTTTCAGCAGCTGGTGTATGGTTAATACATACGGTACAAGAGGCGTTTGAAAGACATCACCAAAAATAAAAAAACCCCAAACGGGACTTTTTTTTATAGACCTTTGCTATCTATACATTTAGAACAGGCTTCTTCTGGTCCACAATCACATTCATAATCGTAATCATTGTTAGCGATAGCCATTTCTATTTTTTTCTTCGGAGGTAAATCTATTTTAGCGGCTATTTTAGAGGCAGGTGTATTTTTTTTACTAGCCAATGCTTTTCTATTTTTTTCAGCTCTAGCTTCTTCTTCTAGTAATTCCCTTTCTTCTTCACTTAGTTCTATTGGGTTACCGTTTTCATCTAAATAAGATACGTTATTTACTTTTGGTTCTTCATTTGATATTGGAGTTGGTTCGATAATTGGCGTTTCGTCTAAATTATCATCAATTTCAAACTCATCAAGTTTTGGTACAAAATCTTCTTCACCTAGTACAAATTTTAACCTTGTTAATTTATGTAGTGAATTCTTTTTGAATAGCTCTTTTAGTTCATTTACTTTTTCACGTAAAAGCTCATGTTTTTTCTCTCTTTCTTGATTAGCTTTTATTATTCTATCAACATAGTTAAGAAGTTCATCTAATCCAATATTTGGAGCCTCACTATAAAACATGAAATAATTAAGTTCTTCGTTACCTTTTATTTTTTTTATATTAGGGTCGTCTAGAACTGTCCAACCTTCTTTAAATACAGCATCTACTACTGCGGTACCTTCTAAATATCTGATGCCTATCACATATGGTTGTAGCGCATCTAAAGTCTTTTGTATGTTTGACATTCAGTTATATTGTTATCCCAGTAAAGATTACGGACAAAATATAAGCAATCGAAACACATAAAAAAAATAATGATGTTGATGATAGCCTGTATTTTATTGGTTCCTCACTGCTTGATGTTATTATTGCTTGAATAAAGAAGTAACCATGTCTAATTGTTATCAAACAAGACATAAAAAATAGCACTATCAATATTCTGTTGACAATTTCTAAAAGCATATTATTAATCCTTTTTATTTTTGTCAGATACTTCAACCCTAATTGCTTGAGATAAAGCTTTAACGTCTTGCAATCCTTTTCTAAGTCTTACACCAGCCGCTTTGTTGTCTTTGTTAAAGAATTTTGCAGCATCTTCTTCCATGCTAGCAATCAATGTTTTTAATTCATTAAACTTTTCCATTTTCTGTTTCGTTTTTAGTTATGTTATTATTCATCATTGATGAGAATTGCGCTAAACTAGCATCAACTATAGCAATTCTACTAACCATAGATTTAATTTGTTGTAATTTAAAGTCCGATTCTAAATCGGAATTAACAGTTCTTTCTAAATCTTCCTCTAATTTTAGCCGTTCCAAGGTCAAATCAGTCATTACCATTCTAAATATTCTTTCAGTGTTCATAAAACAATTATAAGTCGATAAATAATAAAATAAATAGTAAACCTTATTTTTATAGTGTTTTTTGTGCTTTTTCAATAATTTTATAAATTTCAATAAACGTGTCAATTTCAGAGTTTGTTTTATTTTTACTATAGTCAAACAACTCATTCCAAAATATTAAACTATTTTTATCACTATAATCAATATTTTTTTCAACAGAATAGAAAACTTGTATCGAGTATTCTAAAAAATATTCATATAATTTTTGGTTTTCAAATAAAAAACCCTCATTTTTAAAATTGTTTATGTTTTTATCCCAACACCAATTAAAATGTTTTAATTTATCAACCGAATCTGTAATTTCATCACCCATATATGTTTCGAATAATATCCTTAAAAGAGACTGAATGAAATCATTATATAATTCACAACGCTCAAACTTTACGTTGTTTGCGTCATAAACCATCATGATGCTTTCCTTGCTCATAGGTTTATTTATATAGGCTAAAAAATTTTTGTGTTTATTATTCATCACTTATTGTTAAATATATACAATAAGAGCCTAAAATAAAGATTTAAACTTTAAGATTTTAACCAAATATAGAATTTATTTGTCAGTTCGGTCCTATGGTCTAGTCCGTTGGTACCACCGTTGATTCTTTTTGTTAGTGCCAAAATTGTTTCTGCATTTACCCCTTTATCAGTAATCGCCCAAAGTTTGTTACTCTCAAAAAAATATAAAGCAGATTCAAAAGCAAATTCATTTGCTACCAAATCTGGGTTTGTCATTATTTCTGGCTTTTTTAGATATCCTGAAAGTGCTTTATAATTTGATTTTCCCGTTGTTTGCAAAGCACCTCTTCCTCTGAATAAAAAACCATCCATTGAAGCTTCATCACCATTTCCCATTCTATTGGCATAGACTCTAGAACCAATTTTTTCTGGTTGTCTTGCATAACTTTCAGCTAAATTGTTTGGAAAATACTTACCAAATATTTTTTTCAAACCATCTGCTGAGTAATTTAAGTTTTCGCTAAAAGTAGCATAATTACCTGTCTCGTGGGCGGTTTGTCCAAAAAAATGTGCGGCTCTTTCTGGTGACATTTTATAATATTCAGCAGCTTTTTTTAATGTAATAGGTCCAAATTCTCCATCTGATTTTACACCAATTTTCTCTTGTAGTTTTTTTAGTGACATTATAAAGATATTAACTGTTAATAAATATCTTTATAAAATAAAAAACCCCATAATTATGGGGTTTTTTTATGTTGTTTTAACTAAAAATATTACATTTCTTCTTCACCACCCATTTCGGCAGAATTTTCAGAGTCTTTTGCCATAAGAGCAACAATTTTGGCAGCTTTTTCAGCACCTTTTTTAGACTTATCAGAAGCTATAGAGTAAAATTTAGATGGAACCTGTGTTTTAATACCGTTGTTATCAATCCAATATTCACCACTTGATGGGCTAAATAATAGCTTAAAGTTAGCGGTAGATGGTACAACAAATTCATCATCATCATCATCATTTGAAGGAGTTGGGATATCAGCTTTTATATCAGCGGCAGTTGGTTCCATTTCTTCACCTCCATCTTCATCTTCATCACCTTTTTCCCATGAATCTACTTCATCTTCCTCACCTTCTTCTTCAGCTTCGTTCATCCAACCTTCTGACTTCATCATTTCATCCAACATAGCTTCATCCATGTATCCTTCATCAACCAAAGAACCTTCTTCCATCTCAGCTTCTTCCATTTCGGATTCTTTTAAATGAACGTGTTTTTTAGCTTCTGGAGCTTGAGGTTTTGCCGCAGCTTCCCAATAGCCTTCAGCAGCGTCAGCATCAGTTTCAATGTTTACACCTTTTGAACTTTTCATTGGGGTTTTTGCTTCTGGTGCGTGTGAAACAGCTTTATCTGGGTTTCCTTCTTTACCTTTTGCTATAGCTGAATCTTTTTTTACAGATGATTTAACGTGTTTTGTTGCTTCTGGAGCTTTTTTTGTTTCTTCATCCCAATTACCTTCTTTAGCATTAGCACCTTCCATATCTTCAGTTTCCAATAAGGTTTTTGTTTTGTTCCAAATATCTGAAAATACTTTGTTTTCATCAAGTCTTTCTTTTCCTTTTAAAAGGCCAAGGGTTTCATGTGATTTGTAACCAAATAATTGTTTCATTCTAGAAATGTCTTCATTAACCAAAGTTTTGTCAGCAGCAGTTAATACAACAGCTTTACCTTCATTTAAAGAACCTTCCCAACGAATCTTGTAACTTTCGTTTCCATCAGTCATTTCAAATACTTTATTATTTACTCTGTATCCTTCTGGGATAAGTTTTAATGCGTTTCCAACACCATTAAATGGATTTTTAAACGTTAATCTTTTCATTGTTTCTTTTATTTGTGGTTTATTATTATCTTTATTTTCAGAAATAGCATAAGGTTTGGTACCGTTGCCTTTTATTTGTGGTTTTATGTCAGCACCAGTTAATTCATAATCTGGTTCAGTTTCATCTGCCCTCTTTTTAATAGATGCTTTTATGTTCTTTACAAGATTTTTTCCAAAATTAGGACCAGTAAAACCTTGTTGTGCTGGTATCACATTTGCCCATTCTGGGTTGTTACCCATTTTTGAACTACCTTCTAAAGCTTCTAAAGCTCTTTCTTTAAACCTTTCACTAGGTACTGAAGAATATTGAATCATTTCTTGACCATTCATTATTTCCATTTGGTCATGATATGTTTTCTCAAAATCGTTTTCGTAGTTGAATTTGTTCGGTGCCATTTCTTTTGCGTTAGCATCTGGTCTAACAGCTTTTTCAAAATCAGCAACGTTTTTTTCAATATCTTTTAAACCTTGCATATTGATTTTTTTAGATTGGTTCAAAGCATTTTTTGTTACAGAAATACCTGGAACCACTTCCTCTGACAAAAATCTTTTTGCTAAGTAGTTTTTTATTGTTTTTTTATTCATTTTATTGATTTTATAATAAATATATTAATTTTAAGCAAAGTTAATTATTTCCTTCGCCAAGTGATGGTGCATTTACGTTACCTTTTGTTTGTACAATTTTAACAACATTATCTACAGCTCCTTGGCTGCAACCAGCACCAGCTGGTTTGTTATTTAATTTAACGCAGTCATTAAACTTTACAAACCCTCCTTTTGCATATTGTGTTTTTTTAAATGCTTTTGGTACTTTAGGATTTGATTTAAACTCACCATCTCTACCAATATTTGGTAATGCATTGGCATCATAAGCGCCAACACTACCGCTTCCAGCAGTTACTTCACCAACAACAGGAACTTCAAGTTTATTTGGGTCTTCTGGTGCTTCAGCTGGTGAACCTAAAAAGGGACCAGTATATGAACCAGATGACGCAGCTGTGGTTGTTTCTTCAATACCATACTTTTTATTTAATTTGTCCAAATAAAATTTAACTGGTTTTTTATATAGTTTAGCAAGTTTTCTAGCCATTTGCCTTACTTCCTCTTTTGTTTTTTCTTTTGTTTCACCTTGAGGGGTCATGGCTTTCTCTGTGCTACCTAATAAATTATTAATTAAATTACTATCTTCTTGTATCGAAGAAAGTTTGGAAACTAATTTATTATCTTTGTCATATAATCTTAATAAATCATCTTTAAGATTAGAATCAATTTTAATAATATCTTTACCTGATTCAAAATCATCAAGACCATTACCATAAGAAAAACTATTTAAGTTGTCATTTATATATCTTTCTATTGCATCTTCATCATTTCCAACGTTAGTTTTAGGGATTGAATCATGGTTTAAAACGAACATATTACCTTCTTTATCCGTTAATATCGCAATTTCTCTATTGTGATAAATTACATCAAACATAATTTCGTTCTCTAAAGCGTCAATTGGTGAGTTCTCTGTTTCTAATTTACGATTATTTGTTATCATTTCATTTAATTTTTCCATGACGGTATTAATAGCCATTTCAGGTGTTCCTAAAGCTTTTGATAATTTCCAATGTCCTTCATTTTCAAGTATCACGCCTTCTTTTGATAATACTTCGCAAATATCGTCATATGACAAATTGTATTGATTTAAAAAACTAGGGTAGTCTTGTGTATTACCATATAAATATTCTATTAATTTTTTTGTTTCAGTTAAAAAATTTTTAGTTTTGTTTTTTGTAAATTCTTTATTAAAAGTTTTATCAACTCTAGACAGACCACCATTAACTTTAAAAGCCTCTTCTTTTATTAAACCAGAATTTAATAAGTTATTATATTGTTCTTTTGTTATTTTAAGAACATTTTTTTTATTTTCTTTTAAAGCTTTTACTAACGATTTTTTTTCTAGTGATAACATTGGGTCTATTTGTTTAACATCTCTTTTTATTGATTCCAATTTATATTCACTTACAGTTCCAACAATTTTACCAGTAGCTTCATAATAAGCTACGTTTGCATCTGAGTCTTGTCTTTTAATTGCTTTTATTATAATATCCTTAAGTTTTATAATGGAATCACCAGATATTACAATTCTAATTGGTTTTGGTCCAAGTGCACCACTAGACGATTTAAGTCCAGAATCCTCACCACTATTCTCATTAATTAACCCCAATTTTTTGGCTTGGCTTTCCGTGATTCTAATTTTTTTCATTTTAATTATTTTTATTGCTTAAATTATTTACCCATGTGGCTCTTTTTGTCCATAAGGTTTTATATAATTGAGTCAGGACGTTTCTAGTTATATCAACAACTTTGTCTTCTAACTCTTTTTCATTTTTTATTCTATCTTTAACAATCTTTTCAATTTTTGACTTGAATTCTTTGGTGTCCATGTATATTTTAATCTCTTTGGATACATCAGACTTGGTCAAATTTTCTTTGATTTGGTTTTTCATGATAGCTCTAATTTATTTTTATATAAATATCGTTATAACATAAAAAAACCCCTTTAAGGGGTCTTATTTAATGTTATAAATAAATATATTGTAATTAACCATTTATTTTACACCCAAAACAACTCCAAGTGTAATAACAGGTAATATAACAGCACTTGTAAATCCTATTATTTTCAATATTTTTTGCTTCCTAATTTCTCTTTTTTGTCTTATTATGGTTTCGTTCAACAAGGCTATTTCTTTTTCTTTATTAATCAACATCTCGTTTAAATTTTTAATCACAGTTTCACAATTTTTTACTTTTTCTTTTAATATGTTTATTTGTGTTAACTGTATTTGTATTGCGCTTTTGTTTAAGCTATCTCTGAATTCGTATACTGATATAATATTATCAGAAACTTGTTTGTCAATTATGTCCGTAAGGATTAGCCTTGCATCTGATAATGACATCTCAATAAGAGTGTCACCATATGTATTAACGACTGTTTTTACTCTTTGTGGTTTTATCGAGATATTCTGAGAGTGCAGTTGCAACGCCACTAGCAGACAAACGATTAACATAGTTAGGTGTTTCATTTTTTTTCTTTTTTAATTGTTTTAACTCTGATTCTGTTTCAGCTAATTTTTTATCGTTATTTTTTAAGATTAAACCCAATTCAGCTAATTTTTTATCTAAACCTTTATTCACCAAAAAAACACTATCATTCTTTTTAGACAATATTTCATTAGCTTCTCTTAACTTTTTTATTTCATCTTTTGGGTAAACTATACTATTATGTATATTAAATAAAAAACTTAATATTAACGCTATCGCTAATATTATTATAAAAATGCTTTTAGCGTCTAAATTTTTAAAATCGAAACGTTTCTCTCCCATTAGTCTTTTTTTGGTTTGTATTCGTTAGCTAATTTTAAAGCCCATTCATCTACCCAATTTTCATAATAACCTTTTAATTTGGTGAGTAATAAACTAACCTTATCGGTAACTTCAATGTTGCTCATTGTTATGTTTATTTCACCTGCGGCCAAAGACATTCTAAATTTTATACCTGTGTCTTCGTTTTCACCTTTTAAAAATATACCCTCTATTAAAACATTGCTGTCTTCTGGATAAATTTTAAAATTTGTAATTTCAACCCTAGGGTCAACAATATCTTGTAATTTTTTTAATTCTGATTTATAAACAGAATCCGTTTTTTTAACATCTAGTGTGTCTTTATAATCATCTTGGGTTGGAGATAACTCATCTGCTTCGGATAACAATCTAGACTTATACCCACCTCTAATGACATCCATCATTTTTTTGGTCATATCGTGTTCATTGATGTTGTTTTTCATTTTTTTTCTATTTTTGTTTTAAATGTTTCAAAATCCCAAGTTGGGTTTAAATCAGTATAGTGCTTTTCAATGTTACTTTTATAAAATACACCATTGTACGTGCTAAAATTTTCCAATTTTGTATTGTGTGCTACCACAGATAAAGGTATGTCAAATTTGGCACATAATGATTTTACCAACTCACTGGCCGAATATAATTGTTCTTTTGTATATGGAGCCCAATAATTGTAACCTCTCCATCTTTTTTCAACAACCATGTTCGGTTCTTTATAAATATCACCAATCCACGTAATAAATTCATTTTTATTTGAATCTTTTATCAACCAACCTTCGTTCTCTAATAATATTACAATACACGACATGTTAAATTCATAATTTTTCAACATTTTAGTTGAAAAACTAGGGTCGTAATGTTTGTAAATTTGGCCAGATTTTGAGATTGTAAAAGGTGCTGTATTTTTATATAACCCATTATACCTATGTTTCCAACCAATAAAATGTTTCATATCATTTGTAAAGGTATGAGCTAAGACTATACGTGTTTTCTTTGATTCTACAGCCACATAATTCTCGCTAGATAATACGTATGACGTGTCATCAATGTTCATTAGTTTTTCCTATAATAAACTTTGTTGTTATCACCGTTTTTAACCACTTTGTTTGTACCTATTCTTTCAACAATATTGCTTTTTTTAGGTGTTGGTACATCAACGGAAAATCCTCTATTTTTTATCTCTCTAATATCTTCTAATTGAATCTTGCCAGTTGGTATTACTGGTTCTCTATCTTTTTGTTCAACAACATTTTTTTCCACAACGTCAGACGATTCTTCAACTTCATTAAATTCTTCTTCTTCAAAAATTTCTGACTCTTCAGTAACTGTTTGATTTTCCTTAGCTTCGATTAACTGGGTAATTGATTCTGGCTTCGGTTCAACTTTTTTTTTGATTTCTGAATGGTCACCTTTCTCTAATTCAAAAATTTTATTCGTCATTAAAATCATAGAGATAGCCAATGGGTCAAATACAAATATCAAAAACAATATTAATATATTAACAACGTTACCCATAGGTTGACCTGTTAATTCTGATATATATTTAAGTGGTCCCACTTCAGCTGAAACTTCGCTATTAGCTGTTAATTCTATTGCTTTTGTTGAATAAACACTTATTGAATCTGACATAATAGAATTCTTAACATTAAACCCATCAATTTCGTTTGATAACTTTTGAATTTCGTCATTAGCCAATTTTATGTCAGCCCTAGCTTTATCTTTAGCCCTATTGCTAGAAGCGTTATCTAATCTAACTTCTTGCGTATTCCTTAAGTTTGTTAGTTGGTCAATACGTTTTGTTTTATTGGCTATAATCTTTTCATTGTCTAAAATACTTTTTTCAAACAAAGATTTTTTAGCATCCAATACACCAACTTGACCTTCTTGGATTTCTAATTTATTTGCTGTTTTTTGATAGGCATTTGACAAAAACCCATATATACCAGCTGATGTAATTATCATTAAAACACCAACACTAATAGTTAAATAAAATTTTAACCAACCAGATATTTTATCCCAATACCTATGTAAAGCAGTCGTTACAACCACTTTACCAATTTCCAATGCAGTAGCCATTATTATAACAGCCGTGCTAGCACCAGCAAATAGTTGACTAAGCCCCCATACTGAAAAATAAGCAGCACAACCAGAAACAATTAGTGCCAGTAACAATACAATGTAGCTAAATTTTAATTTCATATCATTAATTTTAATATAAATACACATAACGAATAAAAGGGTTATTAACCCTTTTATTCATTTATTAAATTATATAAATCGTGTGCGTTATGTCTCAATTTTCTTATAGCTTTTTCTTTAATTTGTCTTATTCTTTCCTTTGTTAAATTATATCTTTCACCGATTGCTTCCAAGGTCATTGGTCTGCAATCTGTGTTTATACCAAAATAAGCCTCAATAATCATTCTTTCTCTAGTTTCCAAAACAGATAAAGTTTTATTTATCTCATTCTTTAACCTTTCATCAATTTCTAAAGAATCTTCACTATCTTCAATAGGTATTAAATCAATTAATTCATCCCCGTCTTCGTTAATCACTTCATTTAATGATGCACATCTAGGATAAATTACCAAAGACATAATATCATTATCCTTATCGAATATTTCACCAAATATAGGTTCTCTTTCGTTTTCAGTCTCAAACTTGGTTATCTCTTTGTTTAGATACGATATTTTACTTATAACGTTTGCTGGTAATCTTACTATCCTAGCATTATCATTTAAACTTTGTAAAATCGATTGTTTAATCCACCACACAGCATATGATATAAATCTAAAACCTTTCTTATGGTCAAATTTACTTGCCGCTTTTATTAAACCATAGTTACCCTCGTTTATTAAATCAGATAATGGTAAACCTTGTCCTTGGTATTCTTTAGCTATTGAGATAACAAATTTTAAATTTGCTTTAACCAATTGGTGGATTGCTTTTTGGTCGCCTAGCTTTATTCTTTTCGCCAAATCTACCTCTTGTTCTTTGGTTAGGATTATTGATTTCTTAACGTCTTTAAAATACTTTGCAATACTATCATCACTATCAAAATTTAAAAAAATTTTACTCATTAAATTGTCTCATTTTACTTTTATGTTATATTATTATATAAACAAATATACGTTAAAATCCTTAAAAGTCAAGGATTTTAACCTTATTTTGCCAACAAAGGCAATAGTGTTTTATCATGTTCAGATAATTTTTCAAGCCCACTATCTATTAGCTTATTGAGTAGCGTATCTTTTTCAAACGAACTCATTTTTTCTATTTTAACAGGGTCTAATAAATTTTTATCTTTGTTTTCAGTTTTTGTTTTTTTATTATTATTTTTGGTTGTTTTTGTTTCTGAAGACATATTGATAGTTCTCAAAAAATCTTCATTCATTTGTTCAACATTAAATTCCTTTAGAAACCCAAACAACCCTTCATGAATTTCTTTTTTAGTAATGTTAAACCCAGAAGATGACTCGTTTAAATCAAACAACAAAAAACTTCTCTTCCTACTAGTAAACCATTCGGTTAGTTCGCTTGGTTCTATGATAGAAGAAAATGTTGCTATCAATATACCTTTAGCGTCCAAAACATTTGGTTTAATTTCACTTATCTTTATTATTTCTTCTTGGGAGCCAAGTGTATCGCCCATAATCACTATGCAGTAGTTTCTAAACATATGTATTTTTTACAAAGGTACGTTTTTTTATTTAATAAAACTATTTTTATTATAAATTATGTAATTTTAATTTTCGAAACATTATTTTCTTTTATAACGGTAACCAAAGAAACAGCCCAATCTTTTACCAAATCATTATGTGTTATTAAAAAAACAATTTCATACATGTTTTTAATCTTATCAAACAACCCTTTCAGTTTTTCAATATTTTCTGGAGCTACTTTACCTAAAACTTCATCAAAAGTTATGAAATTAGGCATAGGTAACGTAGACATTTTACCCAGAACACCTCTTAACGCAAGACTAGACGCAGTTTTTTCAAAACCACTAGCTGATTTAAGTTGTTTTGAAACATCATCCTTATTTATCAAAAATTGAACATCGTTTTTATCATCTATAAATATCTCCACTTCAAAATCACAAACATCTTCTAATAATCTTTGAACTTCTGAATTTATTATAGGTAACACTGACCTTAATACCAACTTGCTTATACCTTTTTTACCAACCAAGTCAATATAAATCTTAAAAATTTTATCAATCTCTTCTTCTTTTTTAATAGTTTCTATTAATTTTGTTTTGGTCGAAATGTTGGTATTATGATTTTGTATTTCGTTTGTAACTCTTTCTATCCTAGTTATTGTTTCATCTTTAGTATGATTAAGTACTGAAATATTTGTTTTTACTTTACTAACCTCAATATCAATTCTTTTATTATGTTCAATAGCTTCTAAGTTAAGGTTGTATTTTTTTAAATCATTCATTTTTTCAACCACCTTATTTCTTAATGAACCAATTTCAACCTCTAATCTATCTCTATCTAACTCTAATCTATTTTTCTTATCTACTTTTACTTTAATCTCATTAAGGTTCAACAAATAACTCTCTAACACCTCTAGTCTTTTTGATATATCAGATATGTCACTGTTAATTTTATTTATCTCTTCATTGTGTTTATTAATATGTTCAGTATTGTCTACATCATCCAATTTACGATGACATGATTGACAAATACCCCCAGCTATCAAATCAGCAATAACTTTAGTTAACCGTTTTATTTCCGCTTCAAAAACAGCTTTTTTAGAAGTCAAACCATTAAGTTCTTTGGTATACATATAATGAAGGTCTTCATCAAATTCAATTTTACCATATGCAAAAATAACATCATTCATTTCAGTTATCTTCGCCTTTGTTTCTACACCTTTTTTTGTTAACAAATCTACTTCATTTTGAAGTGATGATGGGTTTAATGTAGAAATCGAAACATCTATTTTTTGTTTGCTATTTAATAACCTATCATTCTCCTCATTGTTTTTTTGGAGCTCTGATTTAGTATCTGACAATCTTTTTCTAAACAATTCTTCAAGTTGTTCAGATTCTAGTATCTTGTTTTTATGTTCTTCGATTTCATTCGTTAATGTGATTACATCGAATTCATTTGATTTTTTCTTTCTGGTAAAATCATTATACATCACCCTAACAGCAGCTTCTTTTAACTCAAGTATTTCCAAACCAATAAGCCTAGTTAATATTTTACCAGATTCTGTTGTTGTCAAACCGATAAGGTCATCTAGATTTTTTTCAGTTGCCAAAACCAACATTTCAAAATCTTTTTCACTACCTATGGTCTCTTTTAATTTTGAAGTCGTCTTTTTAGCATCTTCTTCATTTAATTCTTCTTCTTCCCCATCTGGTAAAATTTTATAGTAATTTACCTTGTTTATGACAGTCCAACCACCACCTTTTTTGGAGCTTCGCTTCATTTTACGCTCTATGATGGTTTCTTCACCTTCAATTTCAATCATCCCTCGAACAACCAATTCATTTTTGCCAGTATAAGTGTTAAATACTTCTTCGTTTTTATCGGTTTTGGTTGTGGAACCATGTAATAAAAATTTTATAGCATCTATGGTAAGTGTTGTTTTACCACCTTGATTCCCAGGAATTGAATTCACAACTGTTAAGCCTTTAAATTTACTAAAAGGGATATAATTGTTTTCACCAAAAGAAAGAAAATTATCAATCATAATCCATTTTATAGACCACGACTTGTGTTGTGATTGAGTTAAATCGATGTTTAATTCACCATTAACTTTATCATCTAGCGCAATAATTCTGTTAAAATCAACATTTTTATTATCTCTAACAATTAACTCTTTCATAAGAGCTCTTTGATAATTAACATCCATAATGTTTTCAATACCAGCACCAGTTATTTCAATAGCGTCACCATTTTCATTAAATTTAACAGGTTTATAAACAACATTTATGTTATTTTTATTCACACCATATTTGTTAGCAAAATAGTTTCTTACTTTATTCTTATTTTCTTTAGAATAATTTTCTGGTCGGTCTGTCCATTCTACTTTTATTCTAGAATAAGGTGATATTCTTAATTTATCTTCCATTATATTTCTCCGTATAAATCTTTTTTGTGTTTATTTTTTTCTTCGATTAACAATTTTTGAACAACCTCTAACTCTTTGTTTTTTTCGTCAACATTTGTTTGAAGCTCTTTTATTGTTATATTGTATTGAGATTGTTGTTCTAACAGTTTATTTTGCAAATCATTTACTTTATCAGCTAAAACTTTAACCTGTGAATTATCAGTAACTATTACTTCTTTTTCTACAATTTTTTCAACAGGTACTTCTATGATTTTTTCAATGGGTTTTTCAATAATCTTTTCAACTATTTTTTCAACCTCTATCGTTTTTTGTATTGGTGTGGCACCGTACTTTTCAACAGTAAAACCCTGTTTCACTAGTTTTAATGTAAACTCATCAATATTGGTGATGTTATTGTTTCTACAATAATCCCAAATATCATTCTTTAGTTCCTTCGGAAGTTCCATATTTTTCAATATCTTTTAAAATTTCTTCTAATTCTTTTTCCGATTGATGAAGCAACATGAATTCTTTGGTTGTTTCATCTATTTCTAAATGTATTATTGGTTTATCAACCCTCACATAATACTCATCAACCCCAATAACTTCACCATTTACTAAACCAAAATCATCAAATTCTTTTGGTAGTCCATCTAAAAAAGCTTTTAATTCTTTTATTGTAATTCCAGTTGTTTTTTCTTCACTCATACGTTTGTTAATTTTTCACTCCCAGTCTCTAAATCTTCTAGAGATTTTATTTTAAATTGATAATACGGATATTTGTTTTCCACATCATGTTCTGTAAATGTTTTACTCTCCACATCCCACAATAAAAAACCATGTTTTGACACATTTTCCCCAAAATTTTGTTGTATCAAAGATGATGAATAAGCCACCAGAATTCCTTTGTGGTTAAAAACTTGTCTTTTGTGAATGTCACCCAACAAAACAAAATCACACCCTTCAAACTCATCCAATTCAGCACCATGGTCAATTTCATAACCAATATCTGTTTTTGCGTTTACCAGAGGGGCGTGAAATAACCCAACATATGTTTTATCATCTCCAAATGTAAGTCTAGCTGACTCAATATCTGGTCTGGTATTTCCTTCAAAAATAGAATAAACACACCAAACAATATTGTCATCTAAATAACACTTGCTTTCTTTAAAGAAATTTATATTGCTATCTGGTAAAAATTGAACCATTGGGGTGATGCTATCCATTCTATCTTTGTTATTCTCCAACAAATCATGATTACCAGCAATAATAATAACAGGTGCTATTTTTTCCAAAGACCTTAAAAGCCAAGTCCCCAATATAAGCTGTTCATTTGAAATGACTATTTTTTGGTGAACTAAATCACCAGCAATTACTATCCTAACTTCTTCTCTCTGATAATCTTTAATTAGTTCTTTTATGTCTTTTAACAAAGTAACAAAAACTTCTTTGTATTCATCATGTAACCTAAAGGTTCTAATGTGAATATCACTCAAATGAATTATTTTTTTAACCATTATTTTTCATAATATTATAGTGGTGCATCTCAATTAGCTGTTTTGCTTCTTTTTTGAGATACATTATTTGTATTTTTTGAAACGAGAGTTTTTCTTTATCCCAATATAAAACATAAATTTGTCTACATTTTCTTTTTGGAAACTCTAACTCATACATATACGCATAAACACTTAGTTGCAGTGTATATATTGACCATTGACAAGCTTGAAGATGCTCGAATGGTTTTAATAATGTTTCATAACCATAAGGATTATAAAAATTAAAAACCCTATTAGTCTTATAATCAGCCACATCAAAAAAAACATCGTTTATGTCGATAATCAAATCTGAAGTACCAGCTAACTCATACTGTTCAGAAAATAATATTCTTTCTGGCCACATAGCAACACCTTCTTCAATATTTAATGCGTTGTAACCATCAATAACTTTTTGTTCAAACAAACCTTCTTCATTATCCTCTGGGAAATACCATTTGTTAGCCAAAAGATATCGTTCAACAATGTCGTGAACCTTGCTACCATAAACATTTGCTTCATCATTCAGTAATTGCCAATAATCTAGAATCTCTTGTTGAGATAAGCCAATATAACGCTCTTGTTTAACGTTGTCTGCTTGTCTTGTAATTGCCAAGGAAACAGCCTCAGCATCAAAATGTGGTTCAATTGAGGCTAGCGTTGTGGTAACTGATTTGTATATTTTACCAGTTTCCCTATGATGATATTTATGTTGTATGGGTTCTAGAAATATAATAGACTCCCATTTTTTTATTTTAGCCATATTTGCAAATATACGATTATTTGTTATGTTGTGCAAGTATTTATTGTAAAACTTAAGATGAGCCAAATTGTTAAAAAATTACTTCGTGAAGCTTTAGAGATACCATCATTTAGATTACCAAAAGATGTTAAGATTAGCGATGATGAAAAACTAGCCATTAAAAACGTTAAATGGACTGACCTTAAAATAGATGATTTAGGTGGTTCTGGAAACATTGCTCATTTGGCTGTTTTATTACCCTTTGAAACCATTGCTTCAGAATCAATCGTCATTGATATTCAATTAATTAATGACATGGTATATCAAATGCATGTACATTTACCAGAAGATTTAAGAGGATTAGGTTTAGGTTATAAAATATATAAAGCCGTTATAAACGATTTAGGACATTTATATTCTGGTAAAGGTAGAAGATTAAACCCAATGGTTACTAAGATATGGGATAAACTAAAAAATGATTCGGATTTTGATTGTGTTTCTAGTGAATTAGGTGATTTATGTATGATAAAAAACCACCCAAATAAAGAAGAATTAACTCAATTCGTTGTAGGTTAATTGTCTAGCACTCATTAATAATTTAACAATACCTTTTGAACCAAGTTTTTCGTATATTTTTGATGGGTCATAACCTTCAGGGGATTTTACTATTTTTATCCTACCATAAAGGTTCCCAAAATTGAGTTGTTTATATAAGTTGACAGCATCTTCATAAGCATCGTCATCTAATACTATTACTATATATCCGCTAGACCTTTCATAAAGCAAATCTAACAATTTAGGTGATATAAACTTACCTAATAATGGTATTGAATTTGGTGTTACTATATGGTCAGTCACACCTTCAACCAAATAAATGGTTGCATCCAAATTTAATTTACCTTCATTAAAGATTATTTCTTGTTTTTCAGCTTCTGGATTAAGATACTTTAACTTAGTCTTCTCCTTAGCAAACCATCTAGCGATAAAATAATTTAATTTTCCATCTGAATCATATGATGGGATAATTATTCTGTTATAGTATTTTCCATGAATTGTGTAACCAATTTTGTAATCATCTATAATTTCATCAGTTATTCCACGCTCTCTCAAGTACCTTAACGCTAAATCAGACTTATAATCCATACTAGAACATAATGATAATTTTTTATAACCTTCTGGTAAGGTTACAATTATTTCACTGTGTTCTTTATCATGTATTTCATCAGCATCTGGTTTAACCAATAAATACTCACGAATGTTTCTTGGTGTGGCATACCTTTTAAGTAATTTCATTACTGGACCATACATATTGTTTGTATCTTGACAGGCCCAACATTTAAATACATTTCGCTGATAATTAATTTCAAGATTACCCTTGCCATCGCCATCTGGCATACCTTTATCTTCTGAACACGCAGGGCAATCAAAAGATACTTGTCCAGTGTCTTCATTATGTTTTCTGTGTTCACCTAAGAACCCCTCTAGAATATTCACTAATAAGTGTGACATCCAACAAAGGTATTAAATAAAATTGGAAAAAGCAAATATTTAACTTTGTTTTCTAAGATTAAACCAAGCTAAACCACATGTGTAAGCATCACTCATGTCAAAATTTTCTTTTTTTAGTACATTGTTTTTATCTAATATCCATTTTATTTGTGGTTCTAAATCACAAACTTTGTCAAAAATTACCATTTTTTTATCCACATCAAATGGGTAACCCCCAAATAACACAGGTTCGTTTTTAGATATTTGTTTTTCTGACAATGGGGTTCCATCTTTTTTAGCTTTTCTAACAGACATCAATTCTGGAAACGCATATTTACGAGCATCGTATGATGATATAAAATCTGGTACAACACCGATGGTATCAAAAACAGATTTAGAAATCATCCCATTAAAACGTAAAAGCGTTGCAATTGTATATACGTTGTTTGATTGTAAAAGTGGTTCTTCAATAATAACATTTGAAATACCAAAATCTGCATATTTGTTTAAAAACTCTGTTTGGAAGATTTCAACTTTTTTGAATAATTCTTCCATTTTGTTTTCTGGTTTTGGTTTTACCTTTGGGCTAACATGATGTAACAATTTAAGTTCTCCTTTGTCACCCAAGTCTTCAAATAAAGCAATACCTATTGTAGATGTGGATACATCCAAGGCCAATATAAATTTTGGTTCTTTTTGCATATGTTTTTAACACTAATCTAAGAACCTTTAATAAAAGGTAAAGATTACAAATTTATTTTTACACTTAAAGCTAAAAATTCATTTACATTTTTTGTAACTTGTCTATCAGTTTTACCGATAGCTATCAAATTATTTAAATTGTCGTATAAACCTACTTCTGAAATCCTAACAACATCTGAACCTGTAAAAGTTGAATTGGTTGAAGTGCCAAATTCGCCTCTAGCTGCAACACATGTTATATTTTGGTAAACTGAAGTTGAAACACTGTTAAAACTAACTGTAGTAGCTGTGGCTGCTGTTGAAGTATAATTTGAAATAATCTGTTGGTTTGTAATGACCATAAAGCCCTTATCAAGGTATGCAATACCAACAATAGTATCAGCTGTAGTTCCAATATTGCTATTTGTTTGTAAATTGTAAAGTTGTTTTCCATTAACGCTAAAAGGTTTTGTTGTCCCGTATCCAGTTGCCCAACTTAATGAACTAGAGCCACCGTTTGGTCTAGCAATAGAATCTGAGAATAACATTGCAATATTATCATCTAAATAGCTTGTTACAACTGATGTGTCTCTTATATTAGCATCTTGGATGGATAAAGAAGTTCCATCATTTTGAAAAGTGCTATAAATTGTATAGGTGCCAGCTGATGTAGGTAATTGTATTTTTACAGTTTTACCATCAATACACTCACCATAATTTGCATTGTTTATGCCAATAACTAATATTTTTGTTTTAGAAATCGCACTAAGTGCTGTATCTGAATATCCACCATTTGCATATGTTATACCAGTATAAGTATTATCATTATTTGTGTTTAAAGGTAAACCAAATGAATAATATAAATTAACCAAAGCATCCGTATTGTAATTATTTCTGTCAATAATAACTCGTGTTAAATTATTACCACTTACTGTTGTAAAACCATTTGATAATAAATCTGTTGATATTGTTATTGATTGAGATTCAACTGGTTTTCTTAGTAAACCACTAGAATTAACAATAATAGGTGATTTTAATTTTACGTTTTGAGCAGTACTATTGCTAAAAGATGCGTTTGCACCAATTTCACCAGCTTCAGCTGGAATTTGTCCAGTTGACAAAGTTAATGGAACATAGTAATTAGCGTCAGAGTCACCCAAAGAAAATGTGGTGATAAGTCCATTATTTGTAGAAATCATTCTTTGTCTACCTAATGGTGTTAACTTAGCGTTTAATGTAATCGTATTTGCACTTGATATAAATCCCATTTTAAAAATCCATTGAAAGTTCCATCATTATTGTGTTGCCTGGTAGCAATATAACTGGTCTACTTAATTTACCAATACAAACTAGGTTTTGTAAATTATCGTAAATACCAACTTCCGTTACTCTAATATTAGGTGGATTGGTTGCTGGGTCAGTACTTCTGGTTGGGTTTGATGTCAGATTGAATAAACTTGAATTAACTCTGACATCAAAAATAGTTTTATAAATAGTAGCCCCAATATATGTTTCTAAGTTACCATAAAAAAACCTTTCATCACCAAATTGTAAGTTATTTGGTTGGTTTATTTGTGGTAAGTTTAATAAAGGAACCAAATTAAATGTTGTTGCGGAAGCCGCTTTTAAACTATCTAAAATAAAACCATTTGTTGCTGGTGATTGATTTTCTAAAAGTTTAGGGTCAATTGTTTGACCTGTATTTACGGTTATCGCATTGCTTGTAAAATCATACGCTTTCCAAGCTGCTGGGTCTGGTCTCTGTGTTGAGCCAGATACTACTTGATATAATAACTTAAAATTAGTAGCGTAAAACCCTAAACCGTCATAACCAACATTCTCTATTTTACGCATATATGGGAGTAAATCTGTACCGTTTATTCTAAAAGCAATATCTTTAGCTGTTGACGTGATATTATCAACTTTAACGTATTGTTGACATGGGAGACTTGTTGTTAATCCGCTAACACCACTTACTTCCAAAGAATATGTTAAATACATTGTTTGGTTTGAACCCAAAACACCAGTAGATGTACCACCAGAAGGTGATTGAAGTGTAGCCGCTAATTCTGGTAATGTCCAATTTCTGTTAGATTTATAAGACATAGCAGCAACGATTTCATCATTATCTATCACAATCATTTTTAATTGTGGAAAAACTTTACCCACAACCAATGGTGTTGTGTTTGCTGTTGATATGAATGATGGGTCTTCAATTAAATCAATGTATTCTATATCGCTAGTACCAATTCTTTGTGTTGACCCACTAGCTATGAAATCCATACCCATTGATGTACCGCTGGCTGTTGCATAACCATCTCTATGGTACATTAAATTAGGCATATGTACTTTAACATATTTGTTATTTGTAGCATCTACATAGAAAAATTCACCATATAAATTTGATATAGCGTTGTTTGTATAATGAATTATAGAAATTGATTTTGAGACATCGTCTAGATAACTAATCCCTGGGTCGTTACATTTTAATTGTGTTTCACTTAAACCACTAGAAACACAAAGATATTCAAAATATGGGTTTTTAGTTCCAAAATATGGATATGAACCAAAATAGGTATAATCTTCATGTGTCCCACCTGACATACCAGCTAAGTTTTCACACCAAACATTATTCATGTTCCAAACTGGAACATCATGACATGTTACATTTATTGAAGAATTAAAAGATAGCGTTCCAGTATCCCAATATGCTGTTGTAGTACCAGTTGCAATAGTATCATAAATTTCACCACCTCTATAAATCAATAATTGGGAAGATTGTGAATCACCAGAAAGATTTGGCAAATTTCTATCCAAAGTTGCTGTATTGCCAGTTAACCCTTGAACTTTAAACCATAAATTTGGTGTTGCAATCGTAGTTTCATTAGCTGAAATTGGTCCTACGATTGAATTGGTTAATTTAAGCAGAACTATATCACCAACACTAACAACTGGTGAACCACTTAATATTAATGTAGTGGTGCCAGATAAAGTAGAATTTGCAACTGGTTGATAATAAGGTGTTAAAGTTGTTGATAGATTCGTTGTAAAACCTGTTATATTGTTTGTGAAAAAACCTCTTTCATCAGCTTGATTGTTTACAATCGCTTTTACAACGTTCATATTTGAGGCATTTATAGCTTGATAGTTTGACGTTGATGTGCTAGAGGTGATAAAGCTTTTAATATTTGGTTGTCTATCAACTGGTCTTAAAACTTTACTTGTGGCTGAAAGAGTCACGTTATTAGGGTTTGCATCTACTATTGCTTCTCTTTCGTAGTTTATTTCAGAATCTCCAATCGCCCAATAACTAAAGTTCAATTGACCTAAAGAAAGTTGTTCTCTCCCTTTTTCAGTTAATTTGACACTCACAAATGGATTCGTGCTTGTAATGATATAGCTCATATGTTATAAATATCTTTGTTTTTAGCTTTATTTTAGTTATAAATATCCAATAGTCAATAATATTAGTATGAATTTATTGAATTTGTTTGTACTATTATTGGTATTGTTTCACTATATGCAATATCAGTAATAACATTACCACAAAGTGCTTCATAGTTTTTTTCATTTTTAACTCTATAATATAAAGTCGTTCCGACTGTTCCACTAGCAATAAACGTATCATAATAAAGTGAAATACCTGTAACGTAAGGTTGAGAAATGCTGCTGTAAAGTGTTGAAAAAGTTTTTCCAGTGCTAACTTCTAACGTAAAGGTACCGTTAGGTTTTTGTGGAGGTGTTGTTATTTGCCACCCAACACTAGGATTATTTGTTATCAAACCATTTACTGCTGATACAATTGGGAAATATGCTATTGTAATCAAATCACCTACCAACAAATCACCTTCTAATATTATTCTTTTTGGGTTTGATTTTGATTGATAGTAATCGATTCCATTTGCTAGCATAACACCATTTAACATAACCAATATAGAACCACCAGTAGCTGGTGACACACTAGTATAAATTTCATATTTTTGTTTGGTTGTATTATAATACACTGAATTAGAGCCTTCGTTTCCAGTTGAACCGCTGACTATTGATGAAGAAATATCAATATTGTCACCAACTAAATTATTTCCACCGTTTGTTGTGTAAATAATGGTAACTATATCACCCTTAACCATAGATGAATTCATAGTTACAAGACTACCAGAGTAAGTATAATCGTATGTTGGGGCTAATACTAAACCATTTAATGTTATTATAAAAAACCCTTTTACTAAATAAGATACAACAAATGTTGTTTGACCGTTTTCTGGTAAAAATACTTGTTGAAATAACTGATTTGCTGGAGCCAAATTACTACTATTGTTTAATAATTTTGGCGTTTCAGCACCTTTAAAAGCTATAAAGTAATAATCAATATTTGAATCATATAACGCATATTCAGTTCCATTTTTATATTGTGCTGTGTCCACTATTTTACCCAATTCACCTAAATATTTTGTTGTTGCGCTAAAATTATAATAACCCTTAACCAAATAATCACCATCTAAAGCTAAAGAATTAATTGGTATATTTTGCAGTAAAGTTTTGTTACCACCTTTGGTTGTCAAATTAGAGTTATTGAAGTTTCCAGACCTATATACTGGTGGTTGTGCAAATATATTAGCATTTTCGTTGTACTTATAAATTTCATATCTAAATGTAGCACTATTTGCTGTAAAGGTATTTGTATTGGCTGTAAATGTAAATTCTAGGGGTATTTCAGCTTCAGTTGTTATAACATATGTATTACCAGTAGTAACACCAGAACAATCTATTTTAGAAGCACCACTTAACGTAAACAAGGGTCCCTCAAAAATGTTAATATCCGAACTCATATTAACATTGACGAAGTCCTTGTTTCTAACAGCACTATGTTGATTCTGTATGTATATAAGTTCTTGATACCTCATTAATAATTTATATTTAATGTTGTTACTGTTAAGTTTTTGCTATTTTTTAAACCTAATAATAAAGGTTTTGTTAAAGCAAATGCTTGTTCAATTTTAGTAAAATTTTGTAAATAAGCAATCAAACTATATATATTAATATAGTCTTCTTGTTGTAATTCAGCCGAAACACCCTTCAAATAAACAACATTACCAGTTGTATTATCATAAATATTACCTTTTATATTTTTAATTAATTGTGGCATGTTATATTAAATTACGATAAATCTACCCAAGTTGTTCCGCTAGCGTAACCTTGAAATTTATCAGTTATAGTGTTATATATTATCATACCATTTTCAGGTGTCAGTGCATTTCTTTGTGTTAAGTCTAATTTTTTAACAACAATAGGGTTAACATAAACTGTATTTGGTAAAGTATTTGTTATATTATTACCCAAAACTATTGTTGTTGTGCCACTTGCTGTTGAACCCGTTCCATGCACAAAACTATAATTTCCCAAAGCTGTTGTTCCCCTACCGCCAGCATGACTGGCTATACCTTCTGCTGTTGTGAACACACCTTCAGAATGTGAATAATCACCATTAGCCGTTGTGCCAGAACCCTCAGCATGACTAGCATATCCATAAGTTCTATTATTGCTACCTTCAGCGTGACTGTAAGGCCCTGTAACTTGATTACTCAAGCCTTCACCATGAGCTCCATCACCATAAACAACATTGTTTTGCCCTTCACCATGTGCGTAAAAACCATAAACAATAACTTGATAACCTTCAGCATGAGCTCCTACAACTAATGCATTTGTTTCATGACCCTCAGCATGGCTGTAATCGCCTATTGCGTTTGTAACAATACCCTCCGCATGACTAGCATTACCAATAGCTATTGTGCCAGAACCTTCAGCATGAGCTCCAGTACCAGATGCATTTGTTAAAAAACCCTCAGCATGGCTAGTTATGCCACTTGCGATGGTTAAAACCCCCTCGGCATGACTAGATGTGCCAAATGCCGTTGTACCAGACCCCTCGGCATGGCTAGTATTCCCAAATGCTGTTGTAGAATCACCCTCAGCATGACTAGTTATGCCACTTGCGATGGTTAAAACCCCCTCGGCATGACTAGATGTGCCAAAAGCTGTTGTGCCAGAACCCTCAGCATGTGAACCATATTCACCAGAAGCTGTTGTTTGCCAACCTTCAGCATGTGAGCTGTAATTAGCAATAGCTTTGGTTTGATAACCTTCGGCATGCGAATCATCACCAATAGCTGTTGTTTGATAACCTTCAGAGTGACTAGCTATGCCAGAAGAAGTTGTTTGAAAGCCCTCGGCATGTGATTGTGGTCCCATGGCTCTTGTTTGCCAACCTTCAGCATGACTATATACCCCACCAGCTATTGTTGTTCTACCTTCAGCATGACTAGAAGTACCTGAAGCTGTTGTTTGAAAGCCCTCGGCATGACTATATAACCCAACAGCTGTTGTCAAATTACCCTCAGCATGACTAGTGTTACCGCTGGCTGTTGTCAAATTACCCTCAGCATGACTAGCACTACCAATTGTAATCGTGCCTGAACCTTCGGAATGGCTATCAGCACCTATTGCTGTAGTGTTATTCCCTTCGGCATGACTTGAAGAGCCGAAAGCTGTAGTATTATTACCTTCAGCATGACTAGATGAGCCTGAAGCTGTTGTTTGATAACCCTCAGCATGACTACCATTATTACCTGAAGCTAATGTATTTCTACCTTCAGCAACAGCATAAGTACCAGTTGCGTCTAACCCGCTTGTGTTATTGGCTTTAATTGGAAAGTTTGAACCGTTCCAAGTTGAACCAGAGGTCCAATAATCGCCAGTATTTATTGATAATAGGTTGACAACCTTTGATAGGGGTAATTTGTAGGAGCTACCAGCTGGGTCTTGTGAGGTATCGCCAGTAACAACAATGTGAATTAAATCTGTTAAACTTGCTGCTGAATATTCTGTTCTATCTGTTAGTTTCATATTTTTATTTTATAAATATCATTTGTTATGTTAAGAAATTTCAACTGGTACTATTTTATTACAACAATTCCCATCTGTTACTGTCAATGAATATGTTCCAGTCGATAAGAATGTCGCTGTTTGACCTGTATCACCATTATTCCAATCATAATATATTGGTGCTGTACCATTTACAACAGTAGCAGTTGCTGTAAATCCTTGTATTGTTATTGTCACACCCAAAGAGCAATCTACTATTACAGTACCTTGAACAGAACAACTGGTAGGTGTGATGCTTATAATGTTAACACCACCTATAAATTCGGAACCATGGTTCATTTGTGCTATACATAAAGAATTGCAACTTGATAACTGAGGTTTGACTATTCTTATAGGTGTTTGACCACTATATGGTAGCATTTGCGTGATTACTTCTACTGATTGACATTGGCCAGAGGTACCATTTATAGGGCTTAAAACCGTTTCACCACTAAATGGATTCCCACATAATAATGATGTATACTCTCTATATTTAAATTTTTGTTGGTCAAAAATTGTATTTGTATAAACTTTTATACTACCCCATATAGTTGTTGATGGGATTACTTGTTCTATTATGTCAACCCAATAATTACCAACCAAACCAGCAAATTGGTCCATGCTATTGTAATTAAAAGCAGAACTTTGTGACGCACAATATGTCGTACTCTGTACGTATCTGTCATATAGAGCTCTTAAAGTTGGATATGCTGAAATTGTTTGTCTATTTTTTGCATCTATAAGTTCAGATATGGCATAATATTTAAATTCTTCCAATGTGGTTACAGCTGATAATGGTTGTGTTAACAAATCGTTAAAATCAATTTGGTTATCACCACAACAAATTGAAGGTAGTGAGCCCGTATTATTAATGGAATTATCATCCATAAATTGATAAGGGAAACCATCCATAAAATCAAAATAAAAATTATCTTGGAATTGCTTATAATTACCACAGGGATTACAAAATGTTTGTCCAGTTAATAAACAAGGATTATCATAAACATAACACCAAACATCTGTTTCTATTGCTGATGCTATGTTGATATCCAAATCTATTTCTTTTGTATTTATAACCAATCTTTCATCGTTAACATTATAATGTGTTTGACGAATTGGATTTAATCCACTAGGATTAAAAATTCTAAAATCCCTAGTAACAGGTGTTGAATTATTTAACCATGATTTTTTATTATCAATGACTTTTTCTATTTTAAATCCTGGGCATTCTGTAACAAAAATATTGGTGCTTTTTAAAGTCGAACAATTTTTGTTTAATTTTATATTGTCAATTAAAATACAAATATCACCACATGTGTGATTTAATTTTAGATTTATTTTAATTTTTTGATTGGTTATTGCTGATAATACAAATGAATCATTTATTATTGTATTAAAAGTAGACCAATCTGATGTAAATGAATTAGTTGGTAGACTACTAGTAAACGTATTTATATCAGCTGTTGTATTTTGTAACCCAGATTGTGTAAATAATTCTTGAGCTAAATTATCAGCAACTGCATCACATGTTGTTGTATTTTGACCTATTAATTGACCAGTGTTTAAATACATTGGTTGACAATCTGAACCGCCACAAACATAAAAACCACTTGGTGAGTTTGATAATAGATAATTATATAAATTACCAGCACCTATTGGTGGGAAAAACGAATTGTCTTCATATACAACAACATATGTTCCACCACTATCAACACTAAGTGTCATTGATACATCCAGAGCTTCAAACATATCTACTGGGTTGGTACAGTTTGTATTTGTAGAAGTAGTGGCTGTCAAAACTGCTAATTCAGAATATAGATTTTGCAATTCGTTACCACAATCAATTTGTTGTTGTAATGAATTAGCTAAGCTTATTTCTAATGTTGTTCTGACCCCAAATGAAATTGAACATGCTGATAATAACGCTTGACCACCATTTGCAACAACTGATTGAGATTGAGTATATAATTGATTTACATCATCACAATTATACGAGTTTGCGTCACCGTTTATAAAATTTTCATAATTAACAGGTCCTAATATTGTAGCCCAAGCACTTAAACCAGCTGGTTCAGTAATACAGAAAGTTGGGTTTGCTAATGTTATACATTCAACAGAATAAGGTGTTGTATTTGTCGCAGCTGTTAAAAAATTAATTGTATTTTGTATTGTGCTACAAGCAACTTCTTGATTTTGAATCTCTGTTTGAATTTGTATTATTTGGTTTAAAATGTCCTGACTATAGGTTGGGTCTGGTGAATTTTGAGAAGAGATTAAAAAATTATTTAGTGTTTCGCATTTTATTTTAAACAAATAATCAAACTCTACATTTAATTCACAAATTTGGTTTGGGCTTACATTAAATATGACACCATCATTTCCAACTGGGTTTAATTCTATATTAAATGTGTTTTCAATACTACAGTCTGGTTTAACTGACCATAGACATTTTTGATTTTCAGCATCAAAAGTATAACCCAAAAATTCACAACAATAACTAGTTAAATGAACAGGTACCAAATTACCAACAAAATTCGAATTATATACATATATAGAAACAGAACCATCTTGGTTTTCAGTCAATAAACCACCGTTATTGTCTAAATACCTTTTGCTATAACAACCATTTGGGCCTATTCCGTTTGGCATTTTTTTTTATATTATTAATTTATGTTATGTACAAGATGTAATTCCGTTTACTTTATTATAATAAAAAGAATATATATTACCATTTTGACCATTAGCTATATCAGCCATACCATTTGATGTTAATTGACAAGCCGTGCCAATTTGATTGGTGAATGGGTCCAAAATATTTGGGATAGGAATAGTATAGTTTGTTATACAATTACACCCATCTGGCATTACAACATGGTCACTTCCATCTAAGTCTTTAAATCTTAAATATGGTGATTGTTGTGAACCTAAAATTGGTAAATTTATATAATTTGTTTCAACCATCCAATTACATGTTGCATAACACCCACATGCTGGTGTAGCACAACATATATAACCTCTATCAACAACAATACCAGTCTGGCTGTCAATATTACTATAAGGGAATGGATTACCATTTAATGCTTTACAACATTCAATTGAAGTGAATTTGGTGTCTCTAGAACTAGGGAATACATTTCCATTTGGAAAGAATTGTGGGTATCTAAACAAATATATTCCATCATTAGTATTAATTGTTGGTGTTATTGTAGGTTGTTGATTACATATTACTGGTGGTGGTGGTGTTTCGCTTATACAAAGACTTAATACATTATCTATTTGACCAGTATCGCAACCGCATTCATTTAATGTTGGTGTTGGATTTGGGTCTAAGATTATTGATGGAACGAAAACAATACAATTGTCTAAAGTGCTACCATCTTCATTGGTCATATTTACAGTCGTTACTGTTGTAGCGGTTGTAACACCGCTATTGAAACTACCAAAATCATAATTGCTATATAAATTAGACGTATCAGTTGTTGTTGTAACCGAACTAACTGTAACAGCACTGAATTTAGGTATAAGACATGTGAATTGGTCAACGTACTTAGAACCCCCATCATATGGTCCAACGTGTGGGTTATTTCCACCTAATATATCTATTGTAGCCCCAGTTCCGCCAGTTTCTCTATACCATAAACCATAGTTTTGAAAATACAGTTCTGGAGTATCTTCTAATGGTCTTGGATATCCATCTGCATCTATTGGATACAAGGACAAATCATTGTTATTTAAACCATTTAAAACTAGAATAGCATTAAATAAATCGACATCTATTGGTCCATCAGCTTTATAAATGTATTCGTTAAACTGAATAAGTCCTTTTGGCGCACCTATAAATCTTAATAAAAATTCAATTGATTTTCTGGCACCTTTTGATTTCCAAATCCATGGTGTGTTAAGAATGATTCTTCTCCAAAGTTCAATATCAGCTTCAACTGGTGTTAAACCAACACTTTGACCAGAATATGTTGATTGAGCTGGAGAAACATAGCTAGTTAATAAATCATTGTCAAATACTGCTGATACTAATTCCCAACCCAAAACGCTAGCTAAATTTTTAAGATAAACATCTGGTGTATTATCTTTTTTATCATAACTAACTGAATTAGCAAAACTAATACCAATAATATATCTATTTAATTCATCGTATTCTACACCATAAATCTGTAATGTTTTATTTATTTTTTGACCAGTATCGTCTTGTTGTTCTTGTGAAACATGGACTGGAGTGGTATCAAATGAGGTAATTGATTCGGAAACCAAAAACCTATTCATAAGATTACTTGATGTTAAATCATTTGCATCTGAAATATCTAATAATTTTGTTGCATAATCAAAGTAATTAGTAGTATCAAAATCAATGTTATATCCATCAGTTACGGGCCATGTTGCCGTATTTGTAACATAAACAATAACTCCAGTATCCGATTTTAAAGGATAAGTAAATGTAGCTGTATATATTGGTGTTACATCACGACTTAATAAGTAATATTCTAAATCTGGTAATTCATTAAAGAATTTATTTTCTATAACTTTTTTAGGTTTTATATGATAAGTAGCAGCTAAATCTGTTGAACCTGAAAATGGATTGCCTTTTACTTTAAAATAAGCATAATCGTTTGAAGTATATGTTGATGCTGTGTAATCTAAAACATCAAATTCTTGATTATTATAAGCAATAGCATATGAATCATAGTTAAGTGTAAAGTTTCTTAAATCATTTGCAGCATTAAAAGTATTGGTTAATGTACCATTTGTTGTGTATATAATACCAAATTTATTATTTATGAATGATGTGTTTATTCTAAACGTTGAAGTTTCATATAGGTTATCATAAACATAATTTTGAACAGTATAGCCAGTGACTGGAGCCCCTAATGCGCCTGTTGTGAGTGGAGTTAAATACAAAGAAGCTGGCCATTTTAATATTATGTCTTCAAGCGAAACTCTCATAAGTTCTCTTAAAGAACCAAACAAAGCATAATAATCTAGTTTTGATTTATCTAAATTTAAAATTGGTCTTGCATTATCATCTAATAATACTGCCGCTTGTTCTAACGTTACATTTAAAGTAGCTAAAGTGACAAAATTAGAAAAATTTGAAGTAGTAAAAAACTTTGTTAGTTTTGGGTCCAAATTTGTGGTAATAGCAAAATTACCCATTGTAAATAATGGGGTATTGCCATCACTAGCAAGTTGTGTTCCAACTAGGTCAGGTGTAAAGTTTCTATACTCGATTCCATCAGTATAAACAACTTTTTGAGCATATCCAACTACTTTTATTCTGTCATTCGCCATTTTCTATTATACTGTTGTTACCGTTGTAAAGTTTTTAGTAAAATCAATAGTCGTTCTTTGTTGTCTAACTTCAAACAATGGTTTACCAGTAAATCTATCTTTAATTTCATATAAATCGTACTGTTTATAAATCTGATTGTTAAAGTTGTATATAGTATAAATACCGTCTTCGATAGATTTTGTTTGATTTCCAAACAAAGCAAATGCTAAAGTTTCAATATCTTGTTCAACCATTTCAATTTCAATCATCAAAGGGTTGAAAAATGTATTGGTTATAATAACTTGCTGATTTGGTTGACCTATATATGGCAACGCATTTGGTTTAACATTAGAAGCTGATGATGGTGAAACAGTGCAAAACGTTAAAGTTGAGTTGTCGTTGAATCTATATCTGATAGCTTTTTGGTTGGTATTGGTTAAATTCTGATTGACTGGTTCAGCTCTATTATTAGACGTTACAACTCTAAAAAAATTATTTATTTTAGCATCAGAACCGCTAGTGTTTGTATTCAAATATTCAATTCTATAACCAACCAACCCATTGTTTTCAAATCTAGTTAAAAATTGTTGTGGAATAGAAGCCAAATCAAATAACAACCCTTGTATATCTGGAAAAGCTGATAAAACACCAACATCAACTATTTTTGTTCTTATTTCTACTGGTTTAATTATTATCGAATAAAACCCTCTTATTCCAAATATATTTGAAGGTAATTTTAATGTATACATACCACCAAATAATTCAAAACCAGTTACATTAGATTGAATTTTGTTTGGATTATCCATAGGTATTAAAACATCCAATGGGTTTAATTTTTGTAATGTAGTACTACCAAGTTGGTCTCTTGATGGAGAAAAATGGTAAAAAATTTCAACATCATCTGGTCTTATATCTGCTGGTCTAACTATTCCGTATGTGCCTGTCGCCATGTTATTCTTTTTTTGTTATAATATAACTATTATTTTTTCAAAGTATATTTTATGTTCTTCTAATAGTGTAAAATCCATTACCATATCTAGTTAATTCTCCCATATTTTTTATTTCTGAAAGCCTTAAATGCATATCCATAACAGAAGTAACACCTCTATCTATAAATACATCATTTTTAATTTCTGGTGTAGAAATTATTCCAAATAAATATTCTTCTTTTGTTAAAGCAGATAACGAAACATTGGTTTGGTTTATACCCTCACCTCTGAATCTAAATTCAGTTACTGGGATTACTTGAGATTCGCCATCTTCATATGTAATCGTTCTAGTTAAACCAGAAAAATCCCTATATAATATACCACTGGTTTGGTTATTTGTACCTAAAAGAGTATTGTTCGCTGTATCTACCACATAAACAACTGGGTCTCCATCTGAAGAAACTCTGCTCACACCATTTATTGTATTTCCAATATAGTTTATATAAGTTTCAGCTTCAATATCCAAACCGACTTTTAATCTATCTAATTGGCTATATGAATACACATCTTCTACTTTACTATCCGTAAATCCAGTTATTGGTAAATTAAAATACGCATAGTAAGAAGATTCTGTATTTCCTGTAAAACGAAGTGTTTGAATATCTGTTTGCGTAATACCTGTAAAAGCTGGTGGTAAAATACCAGATATAAATGGAGATGTATAACCACTCTGAATCATTTTAGTTATCAAAATAGTATAATCTACTGGTGATTGAGCTACTGGAACATTTGGAAAATATTTAATGTCAGTAAAAAGACCCATATCATCGACATTTTGAGTTAAAAACACATCAATATAAAACGTACTAGCTGTAATAGAACCCCATGACGAACTAAAATTAGCTCTATTTGTGCTATTTTCTAAAGAAATTTGACGTTTTATTAGTTCCATTATAATGCATTTATTTGATATAAGTTAACAGTTAAATTATTACTTAATAATTGAGATTGAGATATTACGTTATTTGATGAAAAAGGACCATTACCTTGATAAGTAGTATCTATTAGATAAAAATAACCTGTAGGTGTTCTAGCTAAGTTATATCTAGTATAAACTTCACGTATTAATATGTCAATAGATTGTGGTGTGTTCTTAACCATCATATTTGTCGTTTTACCATCTTTTGCGTTTTTAAAAGAAGCTCTCATGTACAAATATTTTGGAGGTCCAGATATTACTAATTCATCTTTATAATCATATATAAAAAAACCTTCCGAAAAACCTCTTGGGTTTAAAAGTGGGTTTTCTAAAATATAATTTATTGGGATTTGGTTAGCTGGTTTTGGTTGGCCAGGTAGTCCAGTGGGTGAGCCTACTGGTTCTAAATCATTAGAAGTTAATCTAGAATAAAGTGTTATAGTTGTAACCAAATTTTGAGATAAAGGATTATCTGAATCATAAAATTTTAATTCTAAAAAACTTTGTCTAAAGTTTTCTCTTCTAAATTTTATATCATCATCTGAGAAACCTATCGCACCATATGTGTTAACATATGTATTAACATTTAATAAATTAACTCTATAAATTATTTTATCAATCGGAAAACTTGTTATTGTGAATTGTGGTGTAAGACCAATTCCTATAGGAGTAAACCTTACCTTTTCATAATCAATAATAGGGTTAATATTTTTTTCAGTTTCAACATCAACAAAAACACGTTCAACCAATTCAGCATTATCAACAATTTGATATTCCATATTGATTGGAATATTTATCGTAGTTGCTGTTGTACCACTACCTAATGTTGTTAGGTTTATTTTAAAGTTATTAACATACATTTTCAGCCGAATTAATTGTAAATTTATCAGTAATGCTCTCTCCAACAGGGTCACTTGGGAATGTTGAATAATATAAATCCCAATTATCAAATGGGTCTTGTCTTCTTACATAGAAACAATAATTATCATATCTATAATGACAACCATTCAAAAATGGATAATTTAAAGCTGTTCCATCAACTTGATTGAACCCAATATCCAAGATATCCCTCCATAAAGATGTACCATCACCTAATGCAACTGCATAAGTTGGTATGCCTGATGAGTTTGCATCTCCTTGTTCAATATAAGCTGACAATTGTTTTATTCTGATTAAATGATGTGCTTTGTAAAAATAACCTTCTTGTCTTGGCCCTAAAATTGTTGTAACAGTTGTTGCTGGTGTGTTTGGTGTTGTGAAAGGGTTGGCTGGAATTGTTGTGTAAGTCATTGACGGATTAGTTTCTCTATTTAGAGTATTAAATCTATGAGAAACGTGTGCCAATATATGTTCTCTTAACTCAGCTTCATTATATTCTACTAAATCACCATAATAATCATTGTTGTTTGTGATATTATTATTGTTGTTTATGGTAACATTAGACTCTAATTCTCTATGACTAGGAAATGGTGATGCACCACCGTTATGAATTTTGTTTATAACAGGGATATCTAACAAATATGGATTACTACTACTAGTATTTAACTGCGGAATAAACGGAAGTTCTATACCAGATTTAACCTGTGTGAACAAACCATTGCTATCTGTCTTTATCACAGTTAAATATAATTCAGTAAGAGGTCTTCCTAAATTATCAACCAAATCAGATACATCAATATCTTCATTAAAAACAAATTGTGTTATATCATCTTGATAGGAGTTTTCACTAAAAGCAAGTCTATATGTTTCATAGTCATCAGTTTCAATGACTGGTGCATTTCTAGTCTTTATTTTACGGAATATTCTAAAATAATAAAGCGATTCTTTATTATTTACAACTTTTTTCATTCTAGATGGTTGTCCTATAGTATTTGTTGGTGATGATGGAACATCTATTACAAAATAATAACCTTTTAAGTCACCGTTATCCAATCCAGTTCTAACAATCAAATGGTCACCATCATAACCATTGGTTCCAGATATCCTAACTAAATCACCTATAGCCAAATTGTGTAAACAACCAGCAGATAACGCACTCATTTGTCTGGTTGAAACTACAGCTGGTTGTACATCTACCAATAATAAACCACCGTTAACCATCGTATGACCGCTATATGAAGTTGCTGGATAAGTTATAGTAAGCTCCCAGTTTTTAACTGGTTGACCTATAGGATTACGATATGGGTCAATGTCTTGAATAAAAGAAAATCTCTCTCTTTTTGGTTCCATATCAAAGTAGTTACAAAAACCAGCTTTTGTTACATCTGGGTCATAATATCCAAACCAACCATTATTTTCTTTCAAATACTTTTTAATGACATCTGGATAAATTGGGTCTATAAAACGATAATCACCTGATTGGTTTACATAATTAAAGCCACTCCATGTGTATAAATCCAAATAAGCACCAGAATCAGCTAAATTGAACAGAGGGTTTGATGCTAAGATATTCATGGTACCTATAATTCTATAATAAGTGCTTCTTTGTCTTTCAAAATCAAATCTTTCAGCCGCATCAACAACTTTTGTCAACGCCCCAGGTGGTAGCAATCTCTCACTATCGTCAATATTTATTTTAATAAAGCTATCAGTATTCAAAGATTCTTTTGAATTCTCTACCGCTAATCTAATTTGTTTTCTCTCTGTGCTCATATCATTATTATTGTACTAGTGCTGTGCAACCAACTGAATCGGTTACTAATACTGGTGAAGAACTGGTAATTTGGTTATTTTGTGGTACTGGTAGTTGTGAACCGCCACCAATTGAATATAAATATGGTGCTATACCACCACCAACAGTCACAATATTTACGTTTCTAGTTCCGCTTAATGGTGCATTAGGTAATGGCATTTGAGAAACGTTGTAAGTAATAATATTGCTATGACATGCATGGTTTGGTGTGTCACTAAATCTGAACACAATTTGGTTAGTAAATGCGTTGCTTGGTACTGTAAACGACATCAAATTATTTGCACCACTCCATAATTGGATAGCGTTTACATAATTCCAAGTAGTTGAATTGTCTACTCTATACTCCATATACGCTGTTGAATTAATAGATAAACCATTTGTTATTCTAAAAGGTATTGTTCTGGTATTTGGCGAACATTGTTTAGCTATTTCAGAGGCTTGTGCTGAAGCTAATGTTAACGGAGCTCCAGTTGTCCCAACTGTTACTGTTTGAGTTACTGTTCCATTAGGGTCTTGAACGGTAATCAAGTAATTACCAGCTGCTAAATTTGTTAGGTTAAGAGAACCACTATAAAACCCAACATTGTTTGCTGTTATTCCAGTAGTCGTTATAAAGTATGGTAATTGAGCACCAGTTACTGTTATTGCTATTTCGCCATCATTACTTCCAACATAACATGTTGTTGGTGTAATAACTGTTGAAATATTTATTACGGTAGGACCTGAAATTGTTAAACCAGTGGTTGTGCATGTAGAACCAGCAGAATCATTCACGTTTAGTGTATAACCTTGAACATTTGCTGTTGCTAATAAAGTAATTTGAACTGGACCACCATTAATTTGTACGTTAGTATAGTTAGGTACCGCAGCCCCATTTTCATCCAATAAAGTATACGTGTATGGCACTGAACCACCACCTATGTTTAATGTTATTATACCATTTGGTATTGATGCAGACGTGTTGTTTTGTGTTACACTTGCGCTACAGAAAAAAGATGCTGGGCCACCAACAACTACTGTTTGTGTCACAGGATTTCCAGCAACATCTAACACATTTATAATGTATGTACCCTGTCCTAAACCTGTTACAGTAACCGTTGGTGGTATTGGAGGAACTGACGAAATATTACCACTTATTGTATAGCCGTTAGGACCAATAACTGTATATGAATATGGTCCTTGACTGCCTACTATTGTGAATACAATTTGACCATCGAATGAGGTAGTTGCGGTAGCAGCTGTTGTTGTGGTATCTATAACCATGTCAGTATCAATCGCAACAACGCATGTTGTAAAAAATCTTTGATTCATTTTATCTAGGGCAGAACGACCTGGTTGGGTACCAAAATACATAAAAAAAGAATGCTTTGGTTGGTTGAATGAATTGTCATTAACATACCCTCTAAAATTAGCATAATCGACTCCATTATCAGGGTTAGGTGCTGAAAAATCATATATTGCTGCGTTTGGTGTTCTTATATTAAAATCGCTATTTATATTTGTTGGTTGTGAGTAAATAACTGGAAATGTTGTAGCACTGTTTATATAAAGATAAGAATCTCTAAATTGTTTACCAAAAGTATTGTCAATATCGTTACTACCTAACGTACCATCAGGAAGTGAATTAATAGCTCCTGTTAATGGGTTAAAAATAGCTTCATCTAAGCCGACTTCAACTTCGCAAATATGTCTAATGTTAAGACACTGTTGATAATCGACATGCAAACCAACACAATTTATATCAAAAAATAACCCCTTTGGTCTATTACCTATTGTTACTTGACCAGAAGCTAAAACAGTTGTGTTATCGTCATCTAACTCTTCAATTTCTGGTGGTAATTTATATGATGAACCAACCAATCTTGGTTGTAATTTTGGATAACCTTGCCAGTCACAAGTAAAAACTGAACCTAAACATATCAAATCAGTTGCAAATAATTTAAAATTAGTATTATGAGTTGTAGCTGCATAATATAATTCATTTTTATATTTTTTAATTAGTCCTTCTCTTATTATAGCATTATCACGAGATTCCCTCTGACAATTTAAATAACCAACTTGAATACCTGGACCGCTTGCTGGTGAATGGGTACCACCACAATCATAACATGTATCCATTTCCATAAAATTTTTACAATCGTTATCAGGGACACCATTTCCATTTCCATCAACACCAGAATAATTAGGGTCAAAAGTAAAATCAGCACAATCAAATTCACAAAATTTTTCTCTACCTCTATTAACTTTTTTATATTTTAACAAATAACTTAATAAGGTTCCAGTAACCCAATCGTTGTAAAAGTCGAATTGAAATAAATTTAATTCTTGAGCCATTTGAAAAGCTATACAATCATCTAAACCGACCAAATTAAAAGGTGAGCATGGACCGTTTTGACCACCACAACCATATGTGGGTCTGGCAGCATCATAACCATTGCTACCTTCACGACAACCTGGTGCAAATAAAGCTCCACTTTCAGATGGACATTCAACAGTAACACACGGAACATAATCTGGTTTTGTAATATTAGCCCCTAATGCATTAATAAAATCAATAATTCTTCGTATTATTGATACGATACCGTTAATTATTGGTATAATAATCAAATTAATTATTATCACAATAAAACCAATAATCTTAATTAATAAACATATTATAAAAAATATTGGGTTTGTTGTTGTGTTTACTTTATTATATGGGAAAGGATTTTTATCACCAGCACAAGCGTCAACATCTTTCATTGCTGTTATGTTTCTATTTGCAACGCCAGTTGAACTTCTTTGATATCTGCTTATAAAATTTGATACGGTATAAATTTTATTCCAATATATATCTCTAAAACTAGTAGGTTTTGTATTCTCATCAAAATTGTAATCTATTTCACTAAAAATTTGTGGATTGTTTGGTACCAAGTACTTAGCTCTGGTTCTAAGTCTTCCTTCACCACCAGTTTCATCCATACCTATTCTAAATCTTACATTAGCTCTAGTCGGAATACCTTTATTTGGGTCCTCAGATAAAACCAACTGACCACTTTCATCGGTAATCATATAATCAAGGTTCATTGGTATTTGAAAAGCCCAAGTTCCATCGTCATCAATTAATCTACCACCTTCAACAGAAAATTCTTCAATTTCGTTATCGATATTTTTTCTGATTATTTCTACTGAACCAGCTGATGTTACTTGTTCACATAATTCACCTAATTTTTTTCTAGGGATGCAATTTTTATTTACAGAATTTTTATCTTGGTCCCCATATATGCTACCCATGAAAATAGCACAAGGTTGTAATGAATAATTTAAATCAATATCAACTCTTGTTATACCGATTTCACAGTTATCCATATCACCCCAAAAAGGTTGTACGTTTACACCTACATCAGCTGATTTTATTTGAATTAATTTATTTAAATCTTGTCCACCTTTGAATTTTGTTGGGCTATCAAAAAATTTTGGTGAGCTACCTTGTCTAATAAAATCATATGGTCTTTGTGATGCTATACCTATGTCGGATATATCAGCATCAACATGCAGGGTGTATGTACCTAGTGGTACACCGAAAATCATAAAATCGCCAGCATAGTTTGTTGTTGTTGTAAATCGATAGTATTTACAATAAACCTCTAAAACATCTGAATTATCTAAAACTTCTCTTTTGCTTGGGAAAGAACCAACTGGAGTAAAACAATCATTATCTGAGCTTGATTGTCTAGATAGTAAATTATACCTAACACCATCACTATTTTTATCTGTAACTGTATCATATGGATAAAGACCAGATATTTCAACATCTCCTTTATCAACTTCATCAATCGGTATGAATATACTTACCTTTGCATTTGGAACTCCAAAACCACTGTTTATTATAACTCTACCAGCAACAACACCATAATCAGAGCAAAAGTTCTGATATAATTCATCTTGACTTATGCTCAATGAAAGGATTTCAACAAAATCAATATCATTGTCTATTTTGACTTTTACGTATTTATCCCCACCATTTGGTGATGTTCTTATTCTTATTGATTCAGACATTAATTTTTAATTTGTTTTTTCTGTTATATCCTCAACATTTAACAAAATAACATCATCTTCTGTTAGATTTTCAAAATCGTCAATTGAATAGTCTTCATCATCTTTTGGTCTGAATTTATCACCAATAGCCAATAATAAAGGTTTAATATCTATGTTACCATTTAATACAATCATATTAAATGACAAATAAATAATATACAATACCATCAATGGCATCATCATTAAAAAAATTAAAAACATTAATGTTTTTAAACTATATTTTATAAAATTTTGAAAAAATGATGTTGGTTGACTTTGATTATTGGTCAATCCTTCCATAGGTACTTTGCTTTTACAATTACATCCACTCATATTAATTTTTTTTATTTAAATATACAAAAAAGTTTAAGTAAGGAAACCTTATGATTTAACTCTAACTTTAATATCTTGCGCTGGAAATTTTATCTCAAACATTGTAATTGGGTCTCCAAATAAAGTATAGTCAGTTGCTATATCTATTTGTCTTGTAGCTGGGTCAATGTATGGTTGTGATATTTCATTAACACTATATCCATTACCAACTTTATTGAAGATTCTTAAATCGATTACATTTAACACACCACCAACGTTATTTATATTTTCAATCAAAGGTGACAAATATATGTTGTCACCCATTTGAAATTTATTTATATCCATAAAACTTTGAACGCTCGATATTACTTGAGAAATTATTTGTGATTGTGGTGCTTTTTTGTCAACAAATAAATCAATTTCTAAAGCTAAATTTATAATTTTACCATTAGAAATTTGAACATAATCGTTTAACATTCTATAATCAGCCAAATAAGTTGCAATGTTGTTCCTAAGTGTTGAAGTTGATGAATTTGTAAGTTTACTATTTGAATCTAATCCTAATATATAAACTTTAATTTTATTCTGTTCTTCAAATACACCACATCTAAATGGAACCCCAAATTGACCAGGCATTAAAGAAATTCTACTTTGATAATCCTTGATAGTTACGGCTCTATTTTGTGCTGAAAAATTATATTTAACAAAATTTCTAATTTCTTCAACACTAGGAGCGTCTTTTCCGCCCAATGCTGGCAAAGGATTATTTACTCTAAGTGAAGCTCTGACAGAATTATTTATTGTTTGATTTGAACCATTTACCGTCATATTTACCAAACCAATACTAGTTAATACATTTGGACCTAAATTTGTATCTCCTCCGCCACCCACTCTATACTTTACAAACATTGTTGTATTTGCGGTTGGGGTTTCTCCCAGAGCTGTATTATTTATAAAGTCTCCAATCTGGTTAACCAAAGCTGGATTTACATCAAAATCACATAAACTACTAACATCTTGGCTACCACCACCAAACGTTATTTTGGTGAATCCTAAGTCGGTATATTCACGAATAAATTTTTTGGTTACAGTTATCCATTTTCCAGGTCTAATACCAGCATTATCGCTAGCTACTAAGTTATCTTCTAGGAAAATTTCACTTTCAGCCAATGCATCCATTTCAAACCATCTTTTTTCAATATCCAAAAATTGGTCTAAAGAAGGGTCTTGTATATAATTTGTACCTTGTAATGCTATTATTGAATCGATTGATAAAACATTGTTTTCTGGTAATATGATTTGGAAAAAAGGTCTTACGTCATTTGCTGATATTGTTCTAGTAAATATTTTTGTAAAGCCATTTATAACCATTTCCCTCTTTGTAATTGTGTATGTTGTTAAAACACCATTTGAATTAAAATTTGGGATTATTAGCCTATTTGGTATACCACCTATAGTAAATGGGTTTGAAAAATCTATATCATATTGTGTTTCAAATACTTTACCAGCACCACTAACTTGAGCACCAGCTCTTATAACTGGTGCATATGATACATCGAACGTATCACCAAATGGTGGAACGGTAACTGAAAAATCAACTATTGTTACACTTGGACGTTTTCCTGGAATTTTTAAACCAAATGTCCTAGCCAAAGATAGTATTGATTGTCTTTGTTGTGCATAATCAATTTGAGTTTCTTGAAACATCCTATCTGTATTATAGGATAGCATATCCCCAACGGCTGCATTTAGTTCCAATAACATCATACCAACAGATGCATCGTTAAAATCGTTAAAAATATCTGGGTAATATTGCCTAACCATATTTACTAGGTCAGTTCTTATATCCGCAAAGTTACGTGAAGTGTAGTTAATTCCTTGTGCCATATTATATATTTATTATTACAAAGTCAGTTGTGGTGAAAACATCATCTGTTATTGTGTAGTCAAACCTAACCACAGCTGCGTGGTCATTCAATTCTGATGGTTCAACTGTTATTTCATTTACCTTTAGATTTGGTAAATATTTGTTCACAGCTGTATCAATTTCTTCTTTTATTTTTGATAACGTTAAACCATCTTCTGGTTCGAAAATATATCTAAGTAAATCAGTGCCAAAATCTGGATTATAAAGTCTTTGACCTTTCCTAGTTAATATTAAATGCATCAAATCAGCTTTTATTGCCGTATTCTCATCACTAGTTAAATCCAAGAAAAAACCTTTTGGACTATTTTTAAAGGGATAATTTATATTGATATATTTTATTTCAGCCATACTTATATTTTTACATAAATATGGTAATTAAAAAATTTTGTAAGTAAATATATAAATAAAAAAAGGGCCTTTTTGGGGCCCTTTTTAATTTTTAGCGTTTTTTATCTAAGCTGAACAGCCAAAACATTCAAACTGACTATCTTTTGGTTTTTTTATAACGTTTATTTGTTGGGTTGCTAATTTAGAATTGGCCTCTAGTTTAGATTTTGTTCTTGTATAGTAAACACCAGTTTTTAACCCACCCTTCCAAGCATACATAAGCGCACTAGCTATTTTACCATATTTGGCATCAACGTGATACACATTCAAAGATTGTGATTGGTCAACATATTTGTTTCTAATTATTGCTAAATCTAATAAAACTCTTTGTGGTATCTCCCAAACATCTTTATATCTAAATCTTATATCTTCTGGTATTTCAACAATATTTTGGATACTACCTTTGTTTTTAATAACTTTATCAATCATTTCTGAATCCCATAATTCATTTTCAATCAATTCATTTACCAAGTATTTGTTCACAATTAAAAATTCTCCTTGACCTACACGTCTAGTAAATAAATTAGCAGTAACTGGTTCAAATGATTCAAAAGACCCTAGTAAAATTGCTGAAGAAGCTGTTGGCATAAGACCTAAAAGAAGGCTATTATACATAGGAATTGGTTCTCCGTCTGGTTTTGGTGACCAACCTTCAATATATGTCTCACCAACAGAGTATAAACTTCCTTCCCATGAAGGATAATTTTGTCCTTTTTCTTCGGCAATATTCATTGATTCTTCAACAGCTGCTTTGTACATTGTTTCAAAAATATCGTTGTTCCATTTTTTAGCTTCTTCGCTCTCAAAAGATATTTTCTTTTTTGCAAAAAAATCTGCTAAACCAGCAACACCGATTGCTAAAGCTCTTTGGTCTAAACCAGCTGATTGACTCCAATCGTCACTCCATTTATTTTTATCAATAACTTTATTTAAACCTCTAACTAAAACTCTAGTAGTCTTGTCAATTGATTTTAATCCATTGTGTTCAGCTAAATTAATAGAAGCCAATGTGCATTGTGGGGTATATCTTGGTTTTGAAGCTTGAAATACTTCAATGCACAAATTTGATTGGCAAATAGGACCAATATTAGATTGCATATTCCTTTTGTTTGCGTTATCTTTAAACATAACATATGGTCTTCCACTTTCAACTTGAGCTTTGATTATAGCATCAAATATTTCTTTTGGGCTAACTTTTTTACCAATCCCAAGTTCAACCGCTTTTTCATATTCTGCTTCAAATTCAGCACCCCAAAGAAGATGTAATGGAGTTAAACCAGCTTTTTTAATATCATTAGGACAGAACAAATACCAATCTTCATTTTTTTCAAGCTTTTTCATAAATAAATCATTTATGACAACAGCTGTAAATAAATCACGAGTTCTTAATTGTTCGTCACCAATTGGTAGAGTCAGGTCTAAAAAATCAAATATGTCTTTATGCCAAACTGATAGGTAAAGAGCACAGCTTCCAGAACGACTACCTTGTTTATAAAACCTCATTTTTGATTGAACCATATCAGCAAGTCTAACAACACCACCAGCATTACCTTGGAATGAGTGGACTAAACTTTCTTTGCTTCTAAGCGGGTCTATAAGTAACCCAATACCAGAACCTTCTTTTGATGCGGATGCTATTTTTGTTAACGTGGCTTCAATACCTTCAAAAGAATCTTCCTCCAAATGTGTTAAATTACAACTAATCATACCATTTCTTTTGTCAACCCCAGCATTTGTATAAGTTGGGGTTGCGAAATTGGCTCTTTTTGTTGTTAACTCTTTTAATAGCTCTTTATTAGCATTGTCATCATCGTCATGTAAATGATTAGCAACACGCTCATACATACATGATGGTAATTCAATAGGTGCTTTGTTGTCATCTCTCATTGAGTATTTTGATAAGAATGTAGTTGCCGCAAAAAAATCATAGGTTAAATCAACTGGTTGTAATTCTTTACCTATTAATTTTGACTGTCTACTTAAAAGTATTCTACCCCCTAATAAAGAATAATCAGGGTGTTGAATTATTTTATCAGCCGCTTTAAATGCAATTATTTCATCAATTTCTGTTGTTGTTATATTATCACTTATAAGTGGAATCACTTCCAGAAATAAAGAGTCAGCATCAACTTTTAAACCAGTTGATTGAGTTTTAATCCTATTTAGGATTTTATTTGGCATAAAAGCCTGTGATGTTTTATCACGTTTAAGTATTCTCATTCCCATTTTAATTAAAATTCTTCATCAAACATACCTTCAATAGTTGTTGGTATATCTACTCTTGTATATTCACCTTCTCGTTTTTCAAAGAAGTTATTTTTAGACGACAAGCCTATTCTAGACATGTATTCTAGTGGATTACTAACCATAAATTCTCTCTGGCAACCAAAATCATTTAATACTATATCAGTAACATATTGAACGTATTTGACCATATCTTGTTTTGTGATTCCTTGAAGACCGTCTGGTATGCTTTGTTCAACAAAATCTTTTTCTATTTCATAACAACCTAGAATAATTTTTTTCAATTCATCTGTTGACAATTTATAATCTTCTTTAAGATAATTATTATATAAATTTATAGCAAATTCATAATGAAATGTTTCGTCTCTCAGAATTAATTCATTCATTGCCGCTAAACCTGGCATTTTATTTCTACTTCTAAACCAAAAAACACCAGAAAAAACGCTAGAAAATGCGATTCCTTCTACACATGCAAAAGCAACTAGCCTATGTGCAAAAGATGGATGATTTATCCAATTTTCAGCCCAAGATGCTTTTTTAGCCACAGCTGGATTGCTTTCCATTGAGTTGAATAACTCTTCCCTTTCATGTAGATTTTTTATGAATGTTTCAATCAACAACGAATAACCATTAGCATGAACTTGTTCAATAAATGTTTGGTGACCATAAAAATATTGAGCCTCCAATATCTCAACCTCATTTAGAAAGTTGGTTGCTAAATTATCTATAACCAAACCATCAGATATTGCAAAAAAAGCTAATATGTTTTTAAGGTAGGTTTTTTCATTTTCTTTTAATTCATCAAACTTATCTTTGCTTAAGTCTGTTTCCTCAGCAACCCAAGTTTGGGATTCTGCTTTTTTATACATTTGCCACAAATCATTATGTATGATTGGGAAAATGGAATATCTTTTTTTAAGTGTTTTATCTTTTAAATACATTTTTATTATTCTTCGCTTATAATCTCTTTTCTTCTAGTACTAGCTAGAACTTCGTTAACTCTAGCTTGTTCGCTAAGTTCAACATCTTTTCTATATTCTGTTTTGGTTCTACCTCCTTTGCTTTGACCCATATCTATTTGAATTCTAGCATTGTCAAATGTTATGTCTTCAAAGATAATTCCATCCTTTCCAAAACGTGACTTAAGTATCGCCATTGTTGCGGTTCCATTTTCTTTTTGGTCAAGTGTTTTCGCAATAGACACGATAAAGTGGCCTATTTGACCTTTTTTAATTGAACCACCCATTTGGTCTGCTTCTACTACGTTTGCTTTAATTGAACTCCTGTTTCCTTGCACCGCTGTCCAACCAGCAATATCTAACTCTGCTAACATAGCTTCAAATTGTCTCATAACACTACCTTCACCAACATTCGCATCATCGTATTTTCTTGATGGTTGAACGCAGTCAATATAGTCCAATAAAACGATATCTGGTCTAAAGCCTTCTGCTATTTTCTTTCTGATGTATTGTCTTATTAGTGGTATGGTTGTTCCATCACTAGAAAACTTTTTAAGTTTTAGAATACCTTTTCCACCTTTTGACTCCTTTTGCTTTTGTTCACACAATGACATTATTTCATCTTTGTGTAATGATAAGCTATTCAAGTCAACACCAGTCCAACAAGAAATGTGTTTTCTTTGAATTACCTTTGGGTTGTCTTCGAAGAAGATTTGTAAAACTTTGTTACCATCGTTCATAGCTGTGTTAGCGATTTTGGTAATAAGGGTCGTTTTTCCAACACCAAAAGGAGCCAATATAACAGCCAATTCACCTTTAGATAAACCACCGTCCATTACTTCATCCAAACCTTTTATTCCAGTTCTTATTGGTTTTCTAAAGTCATCAACCAACACCTCTTTTATGTTATCGAAGACATCCATACCATCATCCTTGTTGTCACCATGTTCCAACGCTTTTCTTAAAATTGATTCGCATTGTTCATAATTTTCAATATCACCCAAATCAATTATTTTTTGAATCTGTTTGATGGATTTCTTCAACTCTTGTTGTTTACAAAACTTCATAGCGATGTCTTGTATTTTAAGAGCGTCATAAGAACTAGCTTCATGAACCTTACTAAGCTGTGTCAAAATATACTTTCTTTGTGTATCTTCTGTTACATCAGATAATAATCTTATTTTAAGACTACTTAAATCAGGTATAATATCATCTTTTTCCTTAGCTTCTTTTATAGCAGCTGCTATAACTCTAAGATAAGGGTCACTAAAGTAATTGGCATCTACTATATCAATAATTGATTTGGCAAATTTATTATCTATTAGTAGTTGAGACATGAGTCTAAACTCATAATCAATCCCTAAATAACTTAAATTATCTTTATCTATTTTTGCCATTTTTAAATTTAAAAACTATGTTATGTATAAATATACTAAAGTTGTCACTTAAGCAACAACTTTATTATATTTTTTTTGACTCATTTTTTGACGAATCTCAGAAAGAATAGATGGGATAACTTCCCTAATATCTACACTAACTTTTGGGTTAAGCGTAAAATAATCATTAATAAATTCAGTAGAAATAACAGGTCTTTTATCTACTTTTATTTCAAATTTAAAAATATCACCCTTTTTTGTTGGTGCTTTATAAGACTCATCAGTTCTTACAAAATATGGGTTGTAATTTTCCCACAAATAATTAACTGATTTTTGTTTTAAATAATTAGGAATAATCCCTAAAGAGCCAAAATCACCGTTATTAACACCAGCTATTTCATCTATCATTTCTTTTAATTCAAATGAATTCAACGAATCTTCATTAAAATCACGAATATTAAAAAATCTTTGACAAATTATATGATTGTTGATGTAAAGGATAAACTCAAAACGTTGGTCTTCGGCTTTTCTTTGTTCTGTTGTGTTTGTTGTCATAAAATTGTTTTAAAAATTATTTTCTCTGTTTATTAGTTTTTTATAAGGTTCCAAAAAAGTAGAATATCTAAATTCACCTAGTGCCTTATCTAACCCATCTCTTTCCATCATACTAAAAACATTTTTAAGTTCTCTACCCGATGAGTCAAGGGTCCCTTCGATTAAATGTTTTAATTCTCTTATTCCATCTTCAGTCATCATTGGTTTGCTTAGATTAACAAGGCGTTCATTTATTTCGTAAATCTTTTCTTTTTGAACACCATCTGTAATCTTATTGATGATATTATCCAATATCTTAAGAGGTTTCTTTTTGTTTTCGATTCGTTCTAATTGTTGTTTCTCCGCATTTTCTATTATTTCGTTTAAAGTTACTTTTCTTTCTTTCAATTCTGGGAATAGTTTAACCAACGTATCTTCACCCAAACCTTTGATACCTTTAATAGTATCTGAATTATCACCAATCATGATTTTCATAAGAACAGAATTATCTTGGTGGAAGCAAAAGTACGAAGAACAATTAGTCATGTCAACATATTCTTTCAAATCTAAGAAATAAATTCTAATATCATCAGATATCAATTGTAAAAAGTCACGGTCTGTTGATACGATGGTTATCTTTTCGTTTTGTTTTTTGTTTAGACAATAGTATGCTATAAAGTCATCACTTTCAATGAATTCATGTTTAAGTTGTCTTACATACATTTCACTTAGATAATCCCATACCATCTTACGTTGCTTTAATTCATCAATGTCGATTGGTTGAGTACCTGTAACGTAGTTTTTACCACGGCCACTCTTGTATGGTTCGTAAATTTCGTAACGTAGTTTTCCACTAAAATTACCATCCCAGAATACATAAACTCTGTGATATAAATCTTCAATTAGAATTTTACGAAATATTGTCAAGAAAGAATACAATCCACCAATGTGTTCACCATTACTGTTGTATTCGTTTTTGGCACCGAAATACCCTACTTTAAATAGGGCATTTCCGTCTACCAAAAGTGTGTTTTGTTGTTTTGCTATTTTTTCACCGTTACGAGGTGGTCTTTTATTCACGTATTCACGTTTAAAGGGTTAAACAATAGGTTAAGCCATCATATCTTCTCTGCTCAAACCAACTTCCTCTTTTTCAATGATAAAGTTGTCGTATTCAGTGTTTAGATGTGCTTTGATAAAATCTTTGTGTTCTTCTTTGTAGTCATTGATTTTATCTGGGTTCCAATATCCATGTGGAGTAGATGCAATTTTGCCTTTTTGTTCGATACCATTAACTTGGTTCTTTTCACATCTAATCCTTGTTTCAACACCAAATTGAAACTCTTCACCAGATAATGTTGCTTTAAGTTTCTCAGTGCTATGTGTAAGAATACCGCCAAAGTGGAAGATAAGTCTTGGAGAGTAGAAGAATGCTTCACCGCCTTTGTGTTTGATAACTTTGTTTTCGTTATCCAACCATATTTGTTGTACAACAGCAAACGTAGCTGAATATGGAGCGTCTTCTCTTCTGGAAGCTGGAATTCTATAATTAATAAGAGATTTGAAGCATGTTGCCAAAGCACCAGCAGTCCATTGGTTGTTGGTTGTTTTGGATGTCGCTCCTTTGAAACAGTTTATAGAACCAACTGAATCCCAAAAGAAACAAACATCTCTAGGTAATCTCTCTTCTTGTTGTGCATCCAAAATTGTATGCATATGTAGTGATATATCTTCAACTACTGGTTCATATCTTAATGGTTTTGTACCCATTTTACTATGCTGATGGTCATAACAAGCATACATTTTTAAAAGGTCTGGTCCTTGTAAAAAGATAAAATCACCACGATAATTTACTTCACCAGTTTCCTCATCAACGTATTCTTCAAATTGAACACCAATGTTTCTTGCATGAGTCCAGTTCCAGTTTCCTTCTGTTTCATAAATAATTGGTAGAGTTCCCAATTTTTGACATCCAGCAACACCTTCATAAATCGCAGTAGATTTACCTGTATTTGAATACCCTCTAAAGCTAGTGAAATATCCGACAGGAATACCTGGAACCTTAACAGCATCGTGGAACGCTTCTGATAGGGGAATCCATGATAATTCTTTTTCTTTTACCGTAAAATTAAGTCCTTCAGTTTTTTTAAAATCTTCTAAATTAAACTCTTTTTTTTCAATAGGTTTTTTACTAGGTTTTTTAGCCATTTTATTTTTTTTTTTATATTTGTTATTCTAGAAAAAAAAAGGTGATTTCTCACCTAATTTTTTTTATATAAAACTCTAAATAGAATTATTTACCATTCTAAAATGGTAAATCATCTTCCTCTTCTTGACTTGAAGTCTCAATAGGTGCTGAAGCTGTCGGAGCTGACACAATACCAGCTTTAACATTTTCAACTCCCAAAGTCAATTCAGATTCCAATTCTTCTGTTTCTGAAGTTGTGCTGGTCAAAGAGGCTTTGTCAACAAATTTCTTTTCTTCAGAACTCCACACTGGTATACCGCCTTTTACGATGATTTCCAAATATTCGTAACTTCTTACTGAATAAACATCTTCCCAAGTTCTTGAGTCTGAAAGCCAAGCGTTTGCTTCTTCAGCGTTTTCTGAAAGAGGTGTTGGGTCAAGAGAAGCTACAGCAGAAACTACTGGTACATTGTTTTGGTTTCTGTTTATTGTCAACACAAGGTCACGACCAGTTTCTGGATGTGTAACATCTTTTTTAAGAGCGTTAAGAACACCAATTATTTTATCGTAAATACCTTCTTTACGATAGTCATGGTTAAATCTCCAAAATTTAACACCCTCTTCTGGATGGTCTCTGTCAATAACTTTAACCACATACATCATTTTAGCACCGTATTTCTTAGCTAACTCTTTATCAGACTCTCTACCAGTAGACAATAAAGCTTCACGTGCCTCACAAAACGGACACGCTTCACCTTTTTCATGTTTTAAACAAGGGAATGTTTTCCATTCGCCATCAACTTGAATCTTATGACCGTGCATTTCAACAAATGGAGAACCACCATTTGCACTAGGCAAAATTCTGATTTGTTTTGTTGCTGATTTCACACCTTCTTTAATGTAAGTGTTAAAGTAGTTTTTTAAGTCGTAAACCTTTTCTGTTTTCTTATCATACTTAGGTTTGTTGTTTGCTTCGTATTGTTCTAAAATAGCTAGCAAACTGTTTTTTTCATTACTCATTTTTGTTTGTTTTTAAATTTATATAGATGTTATTTTTTACTCTTTTTTTATACTACAAATATACTAAAAATACTGAAAAAGTCAAGCATAATTTTATCCGTTTTCCTAGTATTTTAAGCTTATAAATGCAAATATACTACACTTTTTTAAATCATGCAAGTAGTCACACACAAAAATAAAAAAAGCCCCAAAAAAAGGGGCCTTTATTTAAATTTCTTCTTCTTCATAATCTGGAAGGTCATCCTCAGTATACGGATTTTCTGGAATTGAAAACGATTTTTTTACTGATGCATCACTATAAGTAGAGTCTACATCACCCTTTGTTAAAACATATTCTTTTGGTTTATTAGACGTACCCATGACATCATACATACCTTCTTTATCAGCCCAATAATCACTTAATTTTTGATTAAAAGGGTATGAATGAAGAGACCTCATTTCCAATTTTTCAACTGGTGTTGGGTTTCTTTTTATTATTTCTTGTTCTAACCCTTCTATTTTATTGGTAATGTCAGTCATATTAGCAACACGTGATTCTAAGTCAGCTAATTTTTGAAGCAACATTTCGGTATTTTTTGTCGCAGCATCAGCCGCTTTTTTAGCCTCTTCGGAACCTTTAACAATAGATGTTACATCAACTTCTACTTCATCAGATGGTTGTTCTTCAGCTGGAGCTTCTTCATCAGATGGTTGTTCTTCAGCTGGAGCCTCCTCATCTGGCAAATCTGTAATTTCTTCATCACCAGATGGTTCATCTACACCTAGGTCAGACGCAACATTATCGGCAGCAGCACCTATTTCGTCTTCTGGAGCTAAATCAGTTGGTTCTTCTTCGGCTTCATCCATAGTATCCCCTAGAATTAGGTTTTTGAATTCTGGAATTTCTTTCTTCTCTTGATAAAAGTCGTATTCCAACAAAAGTTTAAACCTATTTTGTTCTTCTTTTAATAAATTAACGTCAAATTTAGTTTTTTTCATTAGAATAATAATTGTCTTCCATCTTCTGTTATTATTTTCTTGTTGATTCTTTCAACAATACTCTTATCACCTTTTATAATGCAAACACCAGAACTGCAATCTAGATTTGAGTCTTGATTGTTTTCCAACATTGAATCTAGAGCATTTATAAGGTCTTCAGATTTTTTTTTAGTTTGGTCAAGTTTTTTATTTGAATTTTCCATAACTTTCGTTTTTAACATTGTTATCTTTAATATAAATATCTCAAATGTATTAAAAAATCCTCTGAATATTGAAAACCCCTAGTTCTTGACCATTTAATAAAATAATCTTATCTTGATATTCTGACCAATCAATTTTATAGGACTTATAATCAATATTTCCATTATCTACACCGACTTTTAAATCAATCAATTTGTTTAACGCATTTATAGTGTATAGGGCGTTACCTTTCTTATGAATAGGTACTGCGTTTGGAAATAAATCTTTTAAGTTTATTTTTTTGTCTTTATCTACCTTAAATTTAAATGTCATTATTACCTTTGATTCATCATCTAAATTTTTGTAACAAAAAACCTTATCCTTCGTTATTGAAAATTTGGCTTCCAAATAACTAATAAACCAATCAATTCTCTCTGGGAATATGAATGACGCTAGAAGAATCGTTTTGTCCATTTTTTATAGAATATAAGTATGGTGCAAATCTAATATTACCGTTTAGATAATTTATGCATTTTTTATATTCTATAAGTATCTCGTTTTCCCCCAAAAATACATTACTGCTGGCTTTTATCTTATCTTTTATTTTGCCTGAGTCAAAGCCAATATATTTTAATAACTTTAAATCAATACCAAATATAAAATTTTCAGAATAAAGATACAACATCTCACCATGTTCGTATGTTACTATGTTTGGTAAAGACTTTATTTTTCTTATTATCTTAACCATTGTTTTGCCCCTATATTGAATAGGGTCAACAAACACATAAACAACCTTATCTGTAAATTCTTTATAGACTTTATTCACAAACCAAACCAAATCTTCATCATGTTTATCCCTTTTTTCGGTTCTTTTAAATGTCCAATAAAAATTATCATCAAGCTTAACATCAGTTATGTCAAAATCTGGATATTGTTTTGATACGTAATCATAGCCTACTATAAGCGTTGGTAAACCACTTATAATAGAATCAATTGAGTTAACGATGTTAAAGTCATCTGGTACATTTACCTTGGTTGTTGTAACTATATTGGCCACCATATCACGCAAAGGTATTAAAAAAAACATTATAAAAAAATTTATTATCTATTTTTAGCATTTTCATAACTAAATTTTATTTTTTTATTTGGATTTAAATTTTCCCACGTTTTAATTAAAGCTTTAGCTACGTCTAAAGCACAAAATTTAGCACTAGCTGAATTATTTGCAACATCACCATACAAAGAAGTTATTTGATAATAACCACCACCATTTTGGTATTTTTTGGCAATATCTACATTAGGACCAAAATATGTTGGCATAGACGCAAACTCTAAAGCTAAATCTGTTATTGCTTTTTGTAAATCTAATTCATTGCCATCGCCTTTAAAATAATTTATTAAACCTTTTCTATAACCAGCACCATCAATTATTAACCAAATACCAGCTTTTTCTTGTTTTTCTGAATTAAAAATGTCATTTTTAGAAAAACCTAAATTTTCAACCATAGCTTTAAATGTTTCTGGTATTAATTGGTATTTTCCAACAGCAAAAATCCTGTCTTCGTTTCCTTTTGGTAAATTTTGTAAATCCATTATTTGTTTAATAGTAAATGTTGATGGTTTGTAATTTTTAATGCCAGAGCTACCAGCATTTCCTGTGTTATAAGCATCATAACTTTTGCTCCCGCTTTCAACATTTGCTACCAAATCTCTTATTGGTTTTGTAGCGGTTAATTTAGGAACCAAAGTATCATTTAATGCTAAATCAGTTTTAATTGAGCCAACATTAAAATCACCGCATTTAAATGATTCTGTTGGTTGAACCCAACCACCTAATGAACCTAACGGTCTAGTTGCTTCTGAAGGGTTTATATTTGCAGCATCTATAGTATCAATCAATGACATATATAAATCACCAGCTTCAAATATTGGAGTTACTGGTTTCCTTAATCTACTACCTGTAAAACTAGTAGTCATATGATTAGGTTTTATACTATGTTTAACTTTAGTAATAACATAAGCACCATGAAACATTGGTATATTTTCCAATTGAAAATACATCATTGGTTGAATCATAGCATTACCCATCATTTCAACTTCAACCTTATAACTTCTAGTAGAATAAACATTGTAAATATTTTGACCAGCTAAAGTTCTGTATGTTTCAGCACCTTTTTGAGATATGTCATCCATTATTTGTAAAGACTCTGCTGTTTCGGCAAATTCACTTTGGTCTAAAGTAATATCTTTAAAAATATTTTGATTTTGTTGTCCAAACCTTACTCTAAAAAAAACAGTTGGGTCTTCGTAATCATTCATAAGGCTTGTAAAATCTTTAGGTACATCAGTTAATAGCGATTCACCTACTTTAATATCAAAACCATCGTTTGGGTAATTTGAACCTTTAAAATCTAAGTGTTTCGATGATTGACCAGCATACATACAAATAAATGAAGGACCACCAACATCACTATCTCTATATGTTGGGTAAGGTGTAAAAATACTCTGAACTTTTTCTGATTGTCTATAATTTATAAAAGACGGCAATGCAATAAAATCAAAATTATTGGATGATAGAATCTGTGTAACCATATCATACAAACTAGTGTTTGGTTGCGTCTTCATTATATCATGTATAGGAAAAGGATTAACCGCAAATCTATCACCAATATCTTCAAAAGACCTACTTACAAATCTGAAACTATCTATTAATCGAGGTTTTACAGAATCAGAATCAGTTCTTTTTTTGGCCAATTTTGAATCCGTTTCATTCCTTACACCACATTGAAAAAAAACACTATCACCATCTTCTGATTGAGACACCCATTTATCATACATGTTTTTACATGTTCGGTATAACATAAATTTTATCAAATTATCATCAGCAGTACCAAATATACTATTTTTAATTTCTTTTTTTTGTTGTTCCTCGGTTATAGGTTCCATACCTTTAAAATTTTCTAAAAAAGTATTGACATATAACTCAGCATTTTCTTTTGATATAACAACATTACTTACATTATTTTGATTTACTAGTAGATTTTGTTTATCCCATATTCTATATGACATGTTTGACACGATGACTTCTTTTTGTAAAACACTAGTCAAAGTTTTTGTAACAGCGGCATCATCTTTTATTTCCAAAAAATAATTGTCTTTAAAATTAAGTGATAAGTATGGGTTAAAAATAACATAGTTATCAAAATTATCACCATAAAGTTGTTTCATGTTGGTTGTGTTTACGAAAAATTCGTCACCAGTTTGTGTTAAAACACCGCCATTTAAAGTAGTCGCTGCTTGATAAGTTTGCGCCCAAGTGCCTTGTGTGGTTAATTCTAATTCAGACTTAATTGCATTCCAGTCATCACTATTAACAAAATCTAAAAAGAAATTTTTAAATTCTTCTTTTGCTTGATTTGGTAATTTCAATAAAACTTCATCTATTTTTTTATAATCAAAAAAATATGAATCTTTGTTAATGAATGACATAGGCATACCTTGAAATTTTTGTAATTTATCATCTATTGGGATTCCTAAAACAGTAAATTCACTAAAAGTCAAATATTCATCTTTTTTTGGATATATATTTGGGTCTGTCAGTGGTGATTTATTTCCAAATGTTGGTATCAATGAAGTTCCATCAAAAAAAGTAATTGGGTCAATTTGACTGTCATTTCTCCAAAGCAAACCACCAACAAAAGCAGCCCATAATTTTGGAACGTATACAAATCCAGCTCTGTATTTAAATAAATTTAATATTTCACTATCTTTTACACCAAAAATTAAATTTTCTGATTCATCATATTGAAAAATTGTACCATTTCTAGTTGAAAGAGATAGCTCATTTGTTTTTGTTATTAACCCATTCCATGGTAATGTGTGTAAAAATAAAAAAGCTTTAGCTTGTTCAGACTTTTGACCATAATATAGTCTACTACCAAACAAACTAATCGGAACTATTTCATCAGATAAGATACCGTTATTTACAAAAGTATTTTGGGATAAATAAATAGAATCAGTAATTTTTCCCACACAAACACCAAAATGTATATATGGATATGATATATTTCCTTGACCTTCCTTAACTTGCTTGGCAGTTAATTCTATTGTTTTTCCAAAATCTTTGTGTAACATTTTACTAGGTTCGGTAAACATATCGATTATGTTTCCTATTTTATTAGAAACTTTGTATTTAGATGGTTTTACATCAAATTGCGAAGATGTTGGTTGGCTTTGATTTTGTTGATTTGAAGCAGACCTAAAGTAGCCAAGACCATTTGCAAAAACGCCTTTACCTGTGTCAATTGAGTCTGAATAAAATAATGTACTAAGTGATAAACCATTTAAATTATCATCACCCCAATTTAATTTACTAAATTCTTGTATACCATACAACCCACCAAAACAATTAAAACCAACACTATCAATATTATCTTCTATATTTTTTAATTTTTCTAGGTCTATTACTGATTCTGTGTTTAAATTAGTTGGTAAAGAATAGTTTGCAGCATCATTAACATATGTTTCTTTTTTTACAATTTTAAGATATATTGAACCATCATCAATTGAAGAAGTTGGATTTGTTGGTGTTTCATAAAAATAACGATTACCTAAAAATAAACTACCGTTTTGTTGTTTATCTTTTAATTGTGTCAAATTAGTTGGCCACTCAGCTTCGTAAAACCCTTCATTTATTGGAAAATATTTATCTATATTTTTTGGTAAAATATATCTATAACGATAATTTCCATTTTCTTCGACAAAAATTGACGAATTTTCGTTGTTGATTAATCCTTTGGTTGTCTTGATTACACTTGTTGCACCTGAGCTTAATTGAGATAATGACTGAACAACGGTTGCTTTATTTGGTGTATCGGTCATCACAGCTTGGGCTTCTTGATTAGCCATTTGTATTATTTCATCAGATGTCAATGTATTTTCATTGTTTGTAATGCCTAAAAACGTTGCTGCCCTTATTAAAACCAAAACCAAAAGCTCATCTTTTGTTTTTGGGTTAATTCTACTATATGGTGCTAATTGATTTCCGAAAACTCTTGTGTCTAAAGGATTTGATGGAACCCAGTTAGATTTTAGAGCTTCGGCTAATCTATCCATGTCATTTTGTGTTTGAGCCTGTTTTATAAAAGCCTTTAACAAATCATTTATGAAAAACAATTCAGGTACATTATTTGGGTCGACTAAAACACCAGTTTCACCTAAATAAGCTTCTTCTAAAACATTATCTGTTTCTCTTCTATACTCTGGCCATGGATAATATTGTGGTATTAAAATATTAACTCCATTATTTTCAACAGATTTGTATGGTAAATCAGATAATAATTCAGGGTTTGTAAAAGCTCTTTTTAGTTCTGTAGTTCTATTTCCATCTAAATCGTCTATTGCTTTTTTTGAAACTTCGTATATACAATACATAAAAACCTCAGCAGCAGCTGTAAATATTTTAATTATGTTTCGTATAGAAGGGTCAAAATCTAATTCTGATTTAACTTCTAAACTTAACCCTTTGGCCAAGTTCTTTTTAGTGGATTCAATGTCAGAATCTATTTTTGTAAGTTTATCGTTTAATTGTTTAAAAAGATTTGTATTGTCAACAACATTAAATTCAAAAGTGTCTTGCAAACCGTAATTGTTGTTGTTAATATAAGAAAGCAAACTTTTTCTTGTTTCTTCTGGGTTTGTTGAGCTTATTAGTTTTTTATTAGCTTCAGAGTAATTGTTAGTTGAATCTGATAAAATCTTTAAAGTTAATTTATCATATTTTTTTATATTTATAAACTCATTTTTATCTAATTGTATATCATTGTTTTCGTTAAATGTATCAACTAGTTGGTTAATAGATTCTCTATATGTTGTTGCCGCTTTTTCATAATCTTTATTTGTTGGGTCTATAATAGCAAAATCATATGTGCTTGATTTTTTATTTATATCGACAGTTTCACTAAAATTTTGTATTGTGCCTCTTATATCGGTAATAATACCTATCTTGGTTTCAGCTAGCTTAAGTTGACTATATTCCTCGCTGTTAGATAGAATCCTACCAACACCATCATTTATTTTAGATATTTTATCATATAATCCATCCAACGTTATTAATTTTGGGTCTTCGTCTTTTAATTCTTTATATTTGTCACGACCTAAATTTGTATATTCTATAGCTTTTAAATAACCGATTAACATATCTGATAACATCGCATATGTATATCCTACAAAGCTGGCAGTTATTTCAAAATTTCCAGTTTGTGAATTAAATCTAGATGTGAATTTTGTCATGTGCAAACAATATTGCACTGGTTGACCATAATACCCTTTTATTTTTAATCTATATAATGGGTATGGTAGTTGGAAGAAAACAGAATAATCATTTTCATTGTTAGCTGTTTTATCTTCATTTTGAAAAATAGCACTACCTCTAACATCAATAAATTGAATTGTTATCATCGGTGCAAAAGAAGAATTAAAATCTATATCTATAGATGTAATTCCTAAATTTTCATTTGAATTTTTATTCTCAAAACTAGTTGTTAATTCTGTAAATTTTGTTGTTAAAAAACGTTTGCTACCAAAACTTTCACCTTGGATAAAATTTATTTTAATTCCTTTATTGCTTTCTACACTGTTGGCAACCGCTTTTTTTGTAAGAAGAGTCCTACCTTTTTTTTCTGTGGTTAATTCAACAAAAATTGTCAAATCTTCATTAGGAACAAAAAAATTAGAGCTTGAGTTTTGCCCGTTAAAACTATTTGGGTCAACTATGTATTGATTATTTAATCTATTGGCCATAAAGTAGAGTATATGTTTTAACTTCGTTTATATATCTTTGAACAGCATTGTCATACGGAAAAGGAACCCTTATTGGTGACATGTCTGGGATATTAAACTCCAACCCACCAAATTGAGGATTCGCCAATAATATCAACCAACCACTGTATGGGTTATTATAATATGTGTTGCTTATTTTGTCAAGTCTACTAACACCTTTTTTATAAACCGCAAGCTTGTCGCTATCGACTCTAGGTATTGTTATTCCTGGTAATGGTCTAATTTGACCATTTTCTCTAAAGTTAGCATATCTATCAAAATATTGTGCCATGTTTATTTTATGAATTATATATGGATACTGCGTTATAATTTAGGTTGAAATTAAATAATTGGATTCTTTTACCATTATACCTAAGTTCAAACGTAAATTGGTTATTATATGTAAAAACACTTAAATCTAAATTTTGAATTCTATATTTATAACCACATTCGTAATCAAAATAATCGCATCCAAATGCGTTTGGGACAAATAAACTTTTTAAACCTGTTTCACCTAAATCACTTGTATATTTAATAAGTTTGTTATTGAAAAAGTTTGTTCCAGTCGCACTTAAATTTCTAACGTTGCTTTGTGGTGTTTGTTGTGATAAAACAAAAGAAATACCTTTATTAAAATAATCTATAGCCTTTTGATTGTCATTTCCAAATGAAGCCAATATAAAGTCACCGTTTTCATCAAATATATTTTTTTGATTTAAAAGTATCGTCACGTCATAAGTATTATTTTCACCAGCAACAGGTTCTAGTTTAACATATTTAACTGATGTTATTTCAGGTTCAGTGGTTCCAGTTGTTGGAGTTGACAATGGAGCTTTTTTAGCAGCTGCATCAAGTTCTTCATCACACGCTTCAGTTTGATTTATTTCTGGTTCAATTTGTTTTTCAGAAACAACTGAACTAGTACTATACTTATTTATGTTTATTTCACCATTTACCAAACCATATTTTTTATCAGCATCATAACTGGGTTTATATGTATCTGGGTTAATACCAACTAAATCATCTTTTGTTGCAATATAATCAGCTCTTGGGTCGTAAACATGGGTATTTGCGTAATAGTTAAATGACAAAGCGTTTTGTAATTTATTTATAGGTCCAATAAGAGATGAACCACCAATAATTTTAAGTGATAACGTTACGTTAGCTATCATTGGTTGAACACCAATTCCTTCTGGATTTAAATCCCAAACAAGTGGTTCGTAATCAATTGATAGATTATCTATAACCACTTTAGTATGGAAAAAGTCACCAATTCTTAAAATACAAATTGGTGGTCTACCAAAGGCCAAATTATTGGTATTAGACGACTCTGTTGTTGGTCCTTGCCTTGTACATTGTTGTAAAAAGGTTAATCTAGAATTTAACCCCTCTGGTGTCATAGAGTGAAAAGCTGGGTGAAAATATCTTATTTTTTCTCTAAACGAATCAAAAACAAAACTATCGGTTTGTTTTAGTTTTTCAAAATACGTAGCTTCATTATAGAATCTATTACTTATTTTAGTATTGACTTCAAAGTTTTGTTTTTTAACAACTGGTGTTGGGGTTACCTTATCTTGAATAGCCAAGTTAACATCATACTCTATAACAATCCTTGATACTCTATATATTTTACATGGACCTATGTCATCATCGTTAATATCGGTACATAATTCTGCTTCTGTTGGGTCTAATATCCCAACTTCTGTTGTAATTCTATTATCAATTCCATCTATAAAAGTTTTTAAAAAATTAGAAGCGGATTTATTTCTTTCTTCAATTAATTTTTGATTATTTTCTTTCGTGCCTTGTGCGTTAGCATATGAAGTTATAGTTATTTTACAATACTTACATTTTCCGTTCATATATGTAGATAAACCATTATATAAATTAATGTCAGAAACACCACTATATTCAACCCCATCTATTACTATTTCAGCACTATTAAAACCAAAATTTGTATGGTCATTGTATGGTATACCAGTTAATTGACCTATTGTAAAATCAAGACCATATCCAAGACCAGGAGGGTCTCTACGATTTGTACCTATTATAGAATTACCATTATTAAAATTATTATCTAAACCATTTTCATAACCACTAGTTATAGCATAATTTACATCATAAGCTTCATTTGGATAGTATATATCAAATCTAAGTGGGTCTGGTATTGGTGTGTCTAAAACTTGTTGTTGAGGTTCTTGAACTTCTCTTTCAACAATTGAGCTAATTTCTGATACGGTAAGTCTTTCAGCAAATCTGTTATTAGGTTCAACACAACCTGCAACAAAAGAAGCAACATAATTATCACTTGGACCTAGAGCACCTCTAAATGAATTCATATAGCTAGAATGGTCTACAATTATACTAAAAGATAACGATGCAGTTCTTTCTGTGTTATTATAAGTATAAACAGGTTCACCTCTACCAATAAAATTTGTTGCTTCCCAATTAACAGAAGCGGATTCGTTAAATTGAATATTATAAGGTGGGAACCACATTATTCTACCTTTTGTTTCAGTAATCAAATCGCCTGGACCAACTTCTACTGGTGGTAAATTAGCTTCCTGACTATACCATGCTAAGTTTTCAATTGACAACATATAATTTTTTGGGTCTGAAATGCTAGTCTGATTTCCTTTGCTATCGTAAACACTATATTTATCATCAATATAAGGCGCTATCTTAACAAACCCATTGCTATCTAATGTTGAATTTACGGTCTTGAATCTGAAATAAGAATCACCAAATAATTTAGATGTTTCAGTTAATCCAGAGTTTCTAACCATCTTGGAAACAGTGTCATACCTATCTAATGTAGTCCAACTTCTACAATATGTGTTTTCGGCTGTTGCACCTTTATTTATTATAGTACCATCTTCACTATATAAGTCTCCACTTACAACAGCACTACCTTTTGAAATCATTCCGTTATTTGCTGTTTCTATTTGACTTGAGTGTTTGTCTTTATCACCTTTAACACTAATGATATTTTTCATACCCTTACTATCAAATAATTTTTGTGTTTTAACCAATAAAGATTTTTTATTACCGTTTATATTTGCATAGTCTGCATTTGAGTTCACATTTCCACCAATAAAACTTCCCCAAGAAAAACTTATATCACTTATTTTTCGATTATCATATGTTGAGGTTGTATTTGGTTGTCCAGCAATAAACCCATCCTTATTTTCTTCTGGTGATTGAAAATCATACTCGCTAATCATTTCACTTCTGTTATAACTTATTTCAGGTATAATACTATTTGGGTCTGGTATTGCAAAAGGATATATGGTACCTTTATCTGCATCATAAAAAGCATATAAATTTGGATTTATAGCTTTTCTGCCTCTATTATCTAAATATCCTGGAACATAACCACTTCTAAAAGGTGTTGTTGAAGGGTTGTCGTTTTCTGTTGTACCAATTAAACTAGCGTTTACATTAGCTATCAAAGATTGTATCTGACCTTTACCAGTATTTAAAATCATTGAATTGGCTCTTTCAATATTACCCGAATTGCTTTCTGATAGAAATATAGAACCTGCTTCATTTAAATAACTAATTGGTACTTGAAACCCTAATACTCTTGATGTATAATCAGCTATACGTCCACCTAGACTACCTGGTACGGTGATTGTATAATTTGGTCTAAATCCAGATAGGTTACCAGTCTTAATCAAACTTAAAACATTTTCTTCAACATTCAACGCACCAAGCAAATCTTCTTGAATGTTAAAAGCAGCATTGTTAGCCAAAGCCAATGCTAATTGTTGACCACCAATCAAACCCAATTTTGTGTCATTGATTAAACCAGTGGCACCTAAAACTCTACCTACTAACGAGGCTCTAACATCATAATTGGTTACAACACCACCTTTGGCTAACCCTAAACCATTACCGTCCAATATACTACCTATGATATTTGCAGCTTGAACACCAGCATTACCACCACCATTTAAACCACCAAATACATCCAAATAACTATCTAACTGTTGAGAGAATCCAGCTGGCTGTAATGATATGAAATCAGCCATATCAATTTGTTTTGCTGTATCAACATATAAATTAAATAAAGTTAAGTCTTTCCTAAACTCAGCATAATTGGTTTTACCAAATAAACCATATTGAGTTACTTGTTGGCTTGCTGTTGTTGGGTATGATTGTATTCCTTGAGGAAAATCAACATTACCAAAAACACCTTGAGTCTTTTGAATATATTCTATATCAAATAATGAAGGTGATGTTGGTTCATCATCTTTATATTGATTTGGTAAAATTGCTATTGAATATCTTAATAAACCTTCTGTTTCAAGTGGTAAACCAAATGGAACTACGTTGGCATTTCCATTTATACTAGTATCTAAAACAGGTTCACCAATTCTAGGACCACCATTTATTGATGTTGATAAGAAAGGATATTGTGGTAATAAATTTTTGTTTAATAAAAAGTCTCTATACCCAAGACCAGTAGCAGTATTGGTTATACTATTTTTGGTACTTGGTGATGGTGCTGACGTATTATAAAATGGAAAAGCCATAGTATCTTATTTTGTATATAAATACTATTGTACCATAATTTTTATTAAAATAAATGATTAGGATATGTATGAAATAAAAAAAGGCACAGTTAGTGCCTTATTATATTTTTTAATATAAAACATTTTATATTATTATATTTTATATATTATTATATTATTATATTATTATATTATAATGCAAATAAACCGTTTTTTTTTGATAAAGTCAAGTCTATTTTAGAAAAAAATTACTAAAATGTTGATAATCAAACTAATTAATTATCCTTTTTGTATTTGATTTTTAATTTTAGCAGCTTCAACATGTACCATTCTGGTTATTTCTCTAACAAATTCAGGACTTTTTGCCAAATTAATGTTTATTTTCTCATTTCCAGGAACATTTAATGTTATTTCACCACTTATATTCAAGGTACCAAATTCATGTTTAACAGTATTTACACCAGTATTTTTTGACATTACCTTATCAACAATTCCACCTGGTTTCATTGCAAGAATATCATCTTTATTATCAATTGGTGTTATTTTACCGCCATCAATAATTCCTCTCTTTTTAGTATAATTAGTTCCAAATTTTTTGGTGTAATAATCACCTTCTGACATACCATCGCTTATGGGTGCTGTAAATACAGCATCAGAAGCTGCATAATCACCAATTACTTTTCCAGCGCCACTACCAATAGTTGCACCACCTAAAGCAGCAGCTGCTGGTATTAATAAAGAAAGACCTCCAGTTGCGGGTGCTAAAGCAGCACCTAATGCCCATCCAGCAGCACCTAAACCAACACCGCCAACTATACTACTTATATCACCAGTTTCAGTATCTTTATTGCCTAATTTTTGAGATATATTTTTACCTAAACTTTTACCAAGCATGGTACCAATTGATATACCTAATATAGGTCCAGCTACTTTAGCAAATCCAGTTCCAATTAACGAAGCAAACCCCGACCCCGTTACAGATGCCATGAAACCAGAACCAAAGGAAAAACCCATGGTAGTCCATTTAACAACTTCAAACAATCCTAAACCTCCAATAGCTATTGCTATTGATTTTAATGGGTTTTCAGCAATAAATTTACCAACAAAACCCATTAAATCTGCTGCTATTTTTGCCGTTTCTGCAATTCCTTTTAATACATTTTTATCAGATAAAACTTCTGCAAGCTTGACAGCAACTGGTCTAAAAGCCGTATCAAAAGCTTCTAAGAAAGGTAATAAAAGTTGTTTAAATTGAATAACTACATTTGAAAGGGTTTCATCAAAAGTTAGTGCTTCTTGTGCCCTTTTTTCTAAACTTGCTTTTTCTTTAATAGCTGCCTCAATAGCTGATTTATCAGCTTGATTCAATTGTTTAACCAATTTAGAACCACTTTGTAGTTGTATTACAGCTTCACCCTTTTCATTTAATGTTGATGTGTTTTCAATAAATTCTTTTGTTTCAGGGTCAAAATTATATCTGATTTGATTTCTTTTTCCAACAGCTTTAGCTGTTTTTTTTGCTGTATCAGCTAATTTTTCAAAATCCAAGTTAGCTGCTTCAGCAACTTTTCTAAGTCTTTGCATTTCCATCGCCCCAATCTCAAATTCTCCATTTTTTTCATTAAAAGTTGCTGATGCTGTTGTTGCATTTATTACCGATTCTTCTAACCCATCCATATCATTTCTGGCCATATACATAAGTTTAAATGGGTCAGCCAATTTAGACCATTCACCTCCCAAAACTTGAAGCTGTGCCGACATATCTACAGCGCCTTCAAGGTCAAATAACTTCTCAGCCATACTAGACGTAATATTCATATCAATTCCAAGTTTAGCAGCCCTTTCAGCCATTTTAGCCAAACCTTTAGCCCCATCTTTAAAATTGTATTTATTAAGCAACTTAACGTTTTGCTGAATGTTCTTTACAACTTTGCTTGAGTTAATACCCATTCTAGACGTATCATCAACAACTTGTTGAATAAACTTTGCCGTTCTTTCTGCTGAGATGCCTTGATTTTCAAAGTCAGCCGCCATTTTAGCAGCACCTTCAGCACCAATACCTGTCCCCCTTCCAATTTTAGCTATTGATACTAACGCTTCTGAACTAAGAAGAGAAGCTCTACCAAGTTCATCACTAAAAGTACCTTGTATTTCAGCCAGTTCTTTAATGTCAGCACCAAATATTGTTGTTTGACCAGCCGCTAATTGTAGGTTTTTTCTAAACATGTCACTTCTGGTTCCAAGCAAACCCATGCTAGTAGAAGCGGTCCTTATTGATTTATCTACTTCAAAAAGCCCACTCCATGATTTAAACTTACTATAACCACCAGAAATAGTTGAATATATTGATTTAACATCCTTTGCCGCCATTCCAAGAGCTGCTAAAGACTTTGCATACTTATTGGTTTCTTTTATTACCTTTGTATATGTTTTTTGAGTATCGTTTAATACAGCTAATTGTTCTTGTAGTATATTAAGTTTTTCAGTTTCTATGGCCGTTTGTTCAGGTGTAAGAGTTGTTGCTAACCTTGCGGTTACTTGTTCTATCTGTTGAGTGACTGTATTTATATCTTTATTAAGATTTTTTAAGTCTTTCATTAACTTAACATACTCACCAGAAGATTCAGCAATCCTCTTCCTAAGTTCAGCCTCTTTTTCTAATTGTTGTACGGCTTCTTTAGCCGCTTTTTTTGCTTCTTCAGCCGCTTTTTTTTCTTCTGGTGTCATTAGTTATTGTTTTCTGCTTCTTTTTTATAAAAACCACTACCTTTGACATTTTTAATATCAATTACAGCGTCAAATTGTTTTTCTTCACCAGTATCATATTTTTTAACAAACAAAACATTAAAAGGATATTCAGTTCTTTCATTTTTGTTTTTTGACCTGATTATGATAGAAACGCCATCTTTTTTTACTTCTAAAGTTTTTTTTTCATCATCAAATCCTATTGGCAAAACTTTTGCTTTATATTCATTGTTAATTTTATAAATTATTTGTTGACCACCTTCTGTACTTGGTTCGAAAACAATTTCTTGCGGTGATAGTATTTCATAAGTTAATTCTTTATTGTCCACAAAATTATCAAAATCAGGTCCAATTTCTCTACCAATTTTACTTCGTCTATAATCAGACACTATATCAGCAGCAGAAACAAGTCCACTACCTCTTGGTTTTTCACCCTTAACAATTGCGACCAAATAATTCCATAATGAAGGTTGCTTATAAAAAGCTGTTTTCATTACTGGGTCATTAACTATAGAATCATATAAAGCTTTAGGGTCAATTGAATTTACTTCATCTTGAGAATCACTTTCTGGTTTTTTTGGTTCTTCTGGTTTTTTTGGTTCTTCTGGTTCTGTTTCATTACACTTAGTTTTATCCTCACTTAAGCTAGACTGAGCTATATTTATAATATTATTAAAATTAGAATTACCTTTTTCACCTTTTTCGTTTGTCGAAACAAAAACTAAAGTAAACGCATCTTCTTTTTTATTAGAAGGTTTTATTACATTTTGATTTAAATTATACTTTCCAATTGGGTTTTTATCGTTTTTATTTCCTATCTTTAACATAAGTTGAAGATTATCCCATTTACATAAAAACTTTTTATCATCTAAAAGTACTTCAAAAACAAAATTTGGTTCAGCTGCTTTAATACATCTTAAAACAATTTTTGTACCACTCATAAGAGTAAATTCAATTGATTTGTTTTTACCTAACAAACCAAATAATTCCATAAGTCTTTCCCCAAGCTTTGTTTTAACGTTATCGTCAATCTTAACAGCTTCTGATATATTTTTATTCATGATATTAATTTGTTCCTTTCAATAAATATCTATTAAATTAAAAATCCCCAAATAAAGGGGATTTTATTATTTTAGTGGTATTTCACCAGTTTTTAGTTTTGTTTTTAATGCGTTACCACTTAATTTTGTTGACCTAGACCCTTTTGCGTTTTTATTACTCTGTTCTTCTTCCATTTTTTCATATTGCTCTTGTTTAATTTCAGAATCTCTATTTAAACGACCAATATAAAATCTCCTTTCATGTGTTGGCATATTCAATACATTAGAGTATGGCATGTTTTGCATATATTGTGTACAAATCCATATCTCTTCCAATAAGTATTGTTTAAATTCTGAAGTCAGGCCAAAAAAAGTTGAGGTTAATTGGAAGAAAGGTATCAACGGAACCACCTCCAGGGGTTCCAACCTTTAAGGTCAAATCAACACCAGACTCAATCGAGTTAACATATTTTACAAATTCTTTTGAATCACGAATCCTAATAGATTCAACATAATCATTAATCATATTTTTATCTCTGCTTCCATTTACCTCAACAATCATTTTTTGCATTGTATAGGTTGAATTTTTATTAATTGGAATCTCATTCAATTTATCTTGTTCTAACTGCTTTTCAATATCTTCAATATCACCACATGTTAAGAATCTAAATTTTATTCTATGTTTACTAACTGGAAACACAAAATCAAACAACCCTTCAGCATCTGGCTCAGCCCCTAGATTTTTAAATGATAAAGAATTAAGATTAATTTCAGTATCAAAAGGGTTATCATTTTCATCCAATAAAGTAACAGCATAATTTTCCCCATAAGCCGTGGCCCTCAACCAAATCATAATAGCATTTCTATCACCAACCAACAAATCACGGTACCTTAATTCTGGTTCCAAAACCTTTCTGTTAATTAAAATTTCCAAAAACTCACCACTTTGCAACAAGTTAGGGCTTGTTAAAATACTTTCATCAGCAGTTGTCATATATGATACTCTAATATTTGGTTTTTTAGAAGGATATGTTTTACCCTTTGAAGGCAGAGGAATAACGTCAAAAGCTGTGTTAAAATCTGGTTGACTCAACCCATAAATGTATGGATTTACATTTGATGGAACTTGGCCAAAATTTTGAGGTTGTGTTATTTGTTGTTGAACAGGACTTGAATACTGTTGTGAATACTGTTGATTTGTATTATTTTGCATAACTTGATTTGTATTTTGTAAATTATTTTTTTTAACCGAAGCTTCGTCAACTTGTCTTTGATAGTTTTGAATCATTGATGCGTTTTTAGCTAGATTTTCGTCACGAAGTCTCATTTGTTCTTCTGATTTTCTTCTAATTTCATCCATTTCCGAATTATTCATAACAGGTCTTTGTGGCTTTTCAGCCAATGATTGGTCTTGAACAAAACCTTGTTGGTTTTTTAATTTAAGTTGTTCCTCAGTCCTCATTCTCATAAGTTCAACCGCATTGATATGATTTAATGGAGTGTCTTCTTGGACCATAGAATTTGTATATATTTCATTGGTTGCCATTGCTTTTTCTGCCTCAAAAGCAGCTTGTTTTGCTCTTTCGTCAGCAGCTTCTTTCTGTTCCTTGTTCGGGAAAACATTTGGTTTTTTATCCATATTAAAACTTTTTTAAAAATTTATAACTTTACAATAAATATAGTTTGTTGAATTTTTTTGTAAATGCTGTAAATAAAAAAGGATTATTAAGTACATAAGCACCAAATAATCCTTTTTGAAAGAAATTTTGTGATAAATTTGATAAAGCAATTTTAAATAAAAATCAAAAAAGCAATATAGCCCTATCGAAACGTAACGTAGCGGTAATCTCAGCAATACCATCATCATCCATTGATAAGTCACCGAAGCCAACGTTGGTTAACATAGTTCCGTCCAACAACCACTTCTCAACCACAACACCAGTTGGGTCAAGCAATTCTAATTCAACTGGACGTTTGTAACCAGCAGCGTAACCTTGACGACCTGTGATAGATTCAGAGTGAAGACGAACCCACTCCATTATTGCTTGTGAAGCAGAAGGACCAATTGGGTCACGGAAAGTAACATCAATAGCTTCCCATGTAAAACGTCCAAGAACCCATGTAGATGTATTAAGAAAAGGAATTTCTACTTCATTTTGTGTAATTGAAGGTCTTGATGCTGAAGCCAACCACCATTGTTGAATACCAAGGTCAGCAGGGAAAGTAAGTAGCCAACGATTCTTTTTCTTAGGTTCGTAAGGCAAAGGCATTTTCATTAGTAAATCAGCCATGTTCTATTTGTTTTAATTTTTTTTTATTTATATATAAATATATCAAAAATTATTTTTTTTGATAATCGTTTTATTTATTTATAAATATTTTGTTATTTAGAAAAAAATAACTACCTTTGTATTATAAATAAATTACAATGAAAAAAGTATTTTTTATCTTTTCACTTTTATATACCATGACTTCTTATAGTCAAGACTTTGAAATGTTAAACTTTATAAACATTTATAGAATTAATAATGGTTGTGAATCCCTGATATATTCTGAACATTTAGAAAAAATAGCAAAAAATCAAAATTCAGTAAATATTTTAACTGATAGTGTTTCACATTCACACAAAGCTAGCGAAATATCGTTAAAAGGTTGTTCACTTCCAGTGACAAAAGACAAACAACAAAACTTTAACAATTTTTTGCAAAAATTCTTTAAAATAGAATATATAGAACCAAAAAAAGAATCAGAAGTGTTAACGTTTATTAAATTGTACTCAATTTATTTATTTAGCACATCAAAAAGTCATAATAAAATATTATTGGGTGAATACAAATATATTGGTTTTGATGTTTATATTAAAAATATTAGTTTTGTAAAAAATACAATTACTATAGGTAAAAAAACATATACAATAGATAAATTAATAAATCATTACAAATCGGATTTTTATGTGGTTATTGATATTAAAAAGTAGTACATCTAACATCACCAAACCTACCTTTTTTAACATTGCATTTTAATTTTCTTTTTTTGAATGTTTTTTTTGTTTGTTTAAACTTTTTTGCGTTTGTTTTAATAATTTTGGTTAACTCAAACCTATATTTTTCAACAATTTCCTCTGGTTTTACTGTTTCACTAACTTCTTGACTAAACTCGACTATAAGAGATACATTAACATATCTAAATTTAGATGTTAAATTTCTTAAACGTTTAATTTCTTCCTTGTCAGACCTAGCATCATAAAATTGTTTTGTACTTACAATATCAGAACCATTATTAGGAATTTCTCTATGGGTTATTATTATGTCAGAATCTATATCATTTATCATTTTAGTCATCATTTTTGTCCTAAGTTCAGCTAATTTAATATTACCAGTTTCATCGTATTGTGTTTTATTTTCTTTGTTTTTTGTAGCTTCAGCATCTGTTGAAGATTCTATATAAGCTGACAATATTTTACCACCATTTAACTTTATTGTATCTATTGTCGAATTTAAAGTATTTAAACTATTTTCATTAAAATTGTAACTACCAGATTCAAAAAAATTATCATTATCCAATTCAATATCAACTGTATCAATAACTACTATGTTTATTTTTTGTTCAACACCTCTTATTGTATCTGTTGAAATATCACTCTTTTTAAGAGCATAACCTTTTTCAAGTTTACCACTTAATTTTTTTAAATTATTAACAACGACATTATCAACCCTATAAGAAATATTTTTGTTTTTAGCGATTTCATTAAAATCATCAACAATTTTTTCTGCGTTTTTTGCCAATAAAGAATCTGGATTGCTTATACCTTTTTCAGAAAAGGCTTGAGCCAATTCCTTTGTCTTTTGTTCATCCTCCAATGTTGATTTTATTTGGTTCATTATTTTCGAATTGGATAATGCATTTTGAGCATTAGCCTTATTTAAACCAGTCAACCCAACACCCATAAGCATAGCTACACCTAACAATACTTCTTTAAACCCTTCTTCTAAAACTTCTTTAGATTCAAAGTCATTACCTAAACGATTTTTTTGTTCGTTTAAAAGCACTGTTTCATATTGTTTATGTGTAATTTTTAGCCTTTTCATATTAGCCGAACATGATTTTTTTAATTCTTTTTAATTCTTCAGAAATCAAAGGATTAATCACCTCATCAACTTGTGTTGATTCAGCATCTGATGATTGTGTTTGTTTTGGTTTTACAGAAGCAGCTTGTTGTTTTTGTTTATGCAAATATTGAAATAAAGATATGGCAACACTTAAGAAATTACTTAGATTCTTTTTAAATGTTGTTTTACTTTGAGCATCTTTTAAAAATGATTTGTTAGGCTCTGAAGCATTATAACCAGCTTCTTCTTCCAATTTGTTTATGTTTCCACCACCTAGTTTGGCCATCTTATCAATCATATTACCACCTTTATAACTACCAGAGTAAACAGTTGATAAAATTTCTTTCATCATTCCAGCTAACATGTTTACTTCTTGTGGGTTATCAATGTTAACAGTAAACAATTTACTAAAATCTGTTAACATAATAGGATTGCTGTCTAATTGTTTTAAAAAACCCAATATAACTTTATCATCAGTTTTGCCTTTTAATTTTTTAACTAAATTTCTGATGTATTCTACCCTATTTATCAAGTCTTCAAAGTTTTTAACCTTATCAAAAGCCATTGATTTTTTCAAGTATTGTATAAGTCTTTTATCTTTTATATATTTACCTTCTTGTAAATTTGTTTTTAGAAGACTATCCCTAATATCAAATGAAATACCAGTTGTATTAGATTTTACAGTTGTCATGTTAGGCTTATTGCTAGGACCAACTACTGTTCCGCTAGCTGTAGCTCCTTTTTTAGTTGTCCAAGTTACTTGGTCCCCAGCCTTAAAATTAGAAGCAGCTGAACCAGCGACTTGTTGACCACCGCTAAAAAAATTATCCCTAGAACCTACATTATCTCTGAAAGAACTACTTTTAGCACCAGCACCTAATGTGTCTCTATTATTAACAACAAATTTAAACAAGTTTTTAAGACTGTTATATAGATTGTCTTGAACATTACCACCAGAACCAACAGAACCAACAGAACCACCAGAACCAACATCATCAGAACTTTGTTTATTTTTATCTTCAATTGCTGCTGTGTCTTTAGCTGTTTTAACATCAATAACCTCACCTTCTGGTTCAATAACACCGACACCACCTTCAATGTTTCTAATTGATTGATACAAAGAATTAAGAGTAGCGGCTCTAGAAGATTTTTGACCTTTCATTCTCATAAGTTTAACCAAGGCACCAGCGGCAACCAAACCAATACCTATTGGACCCAAAGCAGCTCCTAAACCTTTTGCAACTGCATAACCAGCACCAACTTTGATACCAGCTTTCATAACTAATTTAGGTACCATTTGTACAATTGAATTAACAACCAAACTCTTTAAACCACCTCCAGTTTGAGTAACCAATAAGTCACCAACTTGTTTTCCTGTTCCAGCTAAATTACCTTGAAACATTTGACCCAAATTATCACCATAAGCATTTGGATTTTGAGCAATTGCTTCTAAAGCCTGTTTAGCACCTTGTGGGTTTTTAAATATACCACCATCAGCACTCAAAGCATCAATACCAGCTTGCAAATCACCACCACCCAATTGTTTAACACCATCTAAGAAATCTTGTGGTGATGAATTTGGGTTTAAA